ACCTGCAAACATGGGTATAGAAGTACAGAATAAGAGAACCTCTTATGGAGAAAAGTATTATAAAAATAATGCCAATACTTCTACAAGTAAACCAGCATCTTCTACTACAAGTGGTGCTAAAGTTCCTTACTTAGTAAAAGTTACTGCAAGCTCTTTGAATATCCGTAAAGGTCCTGGTACAAACTATGGAATCAACAGAGCTATTACAGATCGCGGAACATACACAATTGTAGCTGAAAGCTCTGGTAAGGGTGCTAGTAAGTGGGGCAAACTTAAATCAGGAGCTGGTTGGATTAGTCTTGATTATTGTCAGAAACGATAAAATGACAAAAAAACAATAGGGATGGAAATACCATCCCTATTGTTTTTTTTGTCATTTTATTTTTATTCTTTGGAGGATCATATTTCCAAGTTTTTGGAATAGATGTGGTTGATGGAACATATGATGGATTGTCTTTATACTCTTTATCATACTTACCTAGAAAATATTCTCGCCGCTTAATATCGAAACCATATTCCATATTCCATAAGTAGCATGCCATTTCCCAGTTAGTATAATTTGGAAAATCTTCATGATAATCCATCAGTAAATTTCTAATTTTATTCAAATCAGTTTTTCTCACATACCAATCAATGTATTCATCCTTATGATATTCCATTTTATTATCTAAGAAATGAAATCTGGCAACTTTTGTTTCGCCACTTTTTAATTTTGATGAATTGAATACTTTGAAGTATGGAACTCCTATACGTTTCCTATCAGGGTTAACTTGAATTCTGAAGTTATGTTTTCTATCAATTGTAACGGTAGCCATCTCTGTAAGATATTCAGCTGCTTCTAAATATCCTTCCGGTTGCAATGATAAAAACTCTTCTCTACTCATTAAATCTGTATATAATTCCAAACATGATTCTTTCTGAATACTAAAACGTTCTTCTTCATCATAATCTACTGAAATTAAATAGTCAGATTCATAAAGTTTATCATAATATTCACCATTCAATTTTACAGATTCAACGATACCTATACAATCATGCCAATGATCACCAATTATTTTAACAATGTCTCCTTCTTTAAATTTTAACATTCATATCATCTCCTTTCTATAAAAATAATATATCATCAATGGGATCATATGATCCCATTGATGATATATTGATAAATTAATTCTCTAATACAGCTACTCTTCGGAATAAACCACAATGACAAAGTCCTATCTCGTTACTTTCTCTAAACTCTTTACACATACATTTTGTATCAGGAGTCTTTTCAATAACACAAGGACAATATCCATCGTTTTCTTTAAGCTTTTTCTTAATAAGTTCTACGTGTTCTTTATCTTCATTAGCAATAATTTTAGTTTTTACATTACCAGATACAGATTCTGCACTTATTTTGAAGGAATCTATAATTTTATTTAATCCTTCAAATACATGTAAAACTTTACCATCAAGAGATGTTGATACTAATGTAGGGGTTTTTGTAACATTTAAAGCTCTTGCTAATTCGATATTTGCAGCTCCGATAATTACATCATATTCGGTTCCATGGTTATCAAGGAACTTCTTAGCTTCTTTACAGTTAGGGCATGTAGAAGATACAAATAGAATATTTGATTTAAAGTTCTTGAAATAATCTTCAGATATTTCCAAAGTATTTTCTTCTTTTTTATCTTGATTTAATGGTCCTTCATGAGTTAACTTCGAAGTAGTAATGTTATAATTCTGACGATCATCAAATTCCTGTGTTTTACCATCATTCCAATTCTGTACAGGACGATAGTACCCAGTGATACGACTGTATACTTCTGTAGATTCACCGCAATGAGGACACTTATATTGTTCACCTACTAGATATCCATGATTTTTACATACAGAATATGTTGGACTTAAAGTAATATATGGAAGTCTGTAATTATCGGTGATAGTTTTTACAAGTTTAGCAGCTGATTTCCAATCAGATAATTTTTCTCCTAAGAAAGCATGGAATACAGTACCTGAAGTATATAGAACTTGTAATTCATCCTGTACATCAAGAGCTTCAAAAATATCATCTGTACATCCTACTGGTAAATGTGAAGAGTTTGTATAGTAAGGAGTACCATTTTCATTAGCACTGATAATATCAGGATATCTCTCTTTATCATGTTTTGCTAATCTGAAAGAAGTTGATTCTGCTGGTGTAGCTTCAAGGTTATACAGATCACCATATAATTCTTGATAATCAGATAATCTATCTCTCATAAAGTTAAGAACAGCTTTTGCAAATTCTTGAGATTCTTTATGAGTTAAATCTTTCTGAATCCATTTAGCATTTAAACAAGCTTCATTCATACCAACAATACCAATCGTAGAGAAATGGTTATCTAATGTACCAAGATATCTCTTTGTGTATGGATATAATCCAGCTTCAAGAAGTTTAGTAATAATCGTTCTTTTCACATTTAAACTTCTTGCTGCAAGATCCATCAAATTTTTTAGCTTTGCATAGAATTCATCTTTATTTTGTGATAAATATGCAATTTTAGGTAAATTCAGTGTTACTACACCGATACTACCTGTAGACTCTCCACTTCCGAAAAATCCACCCTGTTTCTTTCGCAATTCTCTTAGATCGAGCAATAACCGGCAGCACATACTACGGATATCACTAGGATTTAGGTCACTATTTACGTAATTTGTGAAATATGGAATTCCATACTTAGCAGCCATTTCAAATAGAAGCTTGTTATTTTCAGTTTCAGACCAATCGAAATCTTTTGTAATAGAATAAGTCGGGATGGGATACTGGAATCCTCTTCCATTAGCGTCTCCTTCAATCATCAATTCAATAAATGCCTTATTAATCATATCAATTTCTTTCTGACATTCACCATATGTGAAATCTTGTTGTTTTCCACCAACGATGGCAGGAAGATTTTTCATATCTTCAGGACAAGTCCAATCTAATGTTACATTAGAAAACGGAGCTTGTGTTCCCCAACGAGAAGGAGTATTTACACCATAAATGAAACTCTGTAAACATTGTTTAGTTTCTTTATAAGAAAGATTATCAATCTTTACAAATGGTGCGAGGTAAGTATCAAATGAAGAAAATGCTTGTGCACCAGCCCATTCATTCTGCATGATACCTAAAAAGTTTACCATTTGATTACATAAAGTTGATAAATGACTTGCAGGTGTAGATGTAATCTTTCCAGGAACACCACCTAGTCCTTCTTCAATTAACTGACGTAAAGACCAACCAGCACAATATGCCGTTAACATACCAAGATCATGAATATGGAAATCACAATTTCTATGAGCATTTGCAATGTCTTGATCGTAAACCTCTGACAACCAATAGTTTGCTGTTACTGCACCAGAGTTAGAAAGAATTAATCCGCCAACTGAGTATGTTACTGTAGAATTCTCTTTAACTCGCCAGTCATTAATTTTCAAATACTTGTCAATTGTCTCTTTATAATCAATAAGAGTGTTGTTTACATTGCGTAATTTCTCTCGTTGTTTTCTATATAAAATGTAAGCCTTTGCTACTTCAGTATATCCAGTTTCAGAAAGCACATGTTCTACACTATCTTGAATATCTTCAACACTGATTTTGTTTTCAACAATCTTTTCTTCAAAATCAGAATTGACTCTGATAGTGATCAATTCGACTGTAGTTGAATGTACCTTTTTATTTGTAGCATCGAATGCTTTAGTAATTGCAGAAATAATTTTATTGATATTGAAATCAACAATTTCTCCGCTACGTTTGACTACTTTAAAGTCGTTAGTTGAAAAATGTTCCATTATTTTACATCTCCTTTTTTAATTTTGATTAATATATTGAAATGACTTTTTTAAGATTTAAAGTCATTATAATATACGAAAATAAAATTGATAGGTGTGGGAAATTTCCCACACCTATCATTATTCTTAAGATACAACGATGTTCGGTTTATTTTCTTCAGTAAATACCATTGGTTGTCCACCATCATAAAGGTAATATAACTGAAGTTTATCTTTGTGCTTATTGCCACTAAGCATAATGTTGACATTACTCATGTTAGTAGTTGCAGCACCGTAAGGCTGTACTAATAGGATACCTGCATATTCAGGATATTCTTCATTCGTTTTGTAATATACATTGTTTTCAATATAGATATTACATTTTGCATCACCTTTGGTACCAACACGAACCGCGTTACTGGAATATTCAAATACATTATCACGGATGTAGATATTTGCATTATCTTCTACATCATAGATGTTGATAATGTTGTTAGAACATACAGATTCTTCAAAGTAGTTATTAGAAATAGAACTTCCATCAGTTAATTTCTGAACAAGTTCCATACCGTTGTAATAGCTACCTACTTCAGAAGTAACATTTGTACCAAAATAACATCCTTCAATTACAAGTTTAACTGGTTCATTTCCTCTAGCTAAGCAAAGATAAGATTTTTCCTGATAAGGTTCAATGTCTTTGATTACACAGTTTTCAAGTGAAACTGTTCCAGCTCCTGAAGTAAGATTTAAATATGCTTCTTTAGTAAGTGTAATACCTTTCAAAGAAACATTTACATTTTCAGCGATATTGAAAGATCCACTAAATACAGTACCAGTATCTTTACCCTTGAAAGCGACTGTGTTAACTTTGATATCAGGATTGCTACCTAAAATCTCTACATCTTTAGTGATATTAATTTTACCACTGACATCACCAGTAGGAAGATTTACAATACCAGATTCGGAAGAAGTAATAGCTTCTTCAATTGCAGTTGCACTCATCTGAGTTACAGGAATTTCTTTATCTGCAAATTTAACTAACTTGATATCAATTTCTTTCACAGATCCATCTTCAATGAATACAACTTTCTGAGGAGTCAACATAGAATCAGAAGTGATTGCAACAATCTTTGCAGTTACGTTCTTATCAACGCCATTATCCAAATCAAGATAAATAAACTGCTGATAAATACTTCCTTCAAACAGATCAAATTCATTCAATCCATTGTCAGAAAGTTCAACCTCCATATGTACACCATACTTCAAACCAACAGACATACGTTTTACAACATCACCATCAGGTTTGAATTCAAGAATTTCTCTTACAGGAACATTGATAACTTTAGAATGATATTGTTCAGAACAGTCAAGTGAGATAGACTGTAGGGTTACATCTTCATCAAAGTAACTCTTTACGTCATCAATAGAACTGTAAACGTGTTTTACATTTTTCTTAGTGAAGCTAATCTTATCTAATCGACCACTCACTACAGCAATGTCACCATTAAGAGCATATCGTAAATTCTCAATAATGTCTTCTTTTTCAAAGGCATCTGTAGTGATATCACCATTTTCATAGATAGTATTGATCATTAACTTCAGCTTCTGAGATAAATGTGTTTCAATTACTCTTGCCATTTTAATTGTCATCCTTTCTTTTTAATTTACTATATTTACTATAGGTTATCAGCTTGTTTCACAGAAATCGTCATGGACTGGAATTCCAGTCCATGACGTTACAGAACGAAACCAAAAATTTCAAGCATAATTTCAGTTATGTCATTAGCAGTCATCGGAATCAATCCATAGTCTGCTAAAGTTTTGTCACCTATTACAGTTACACCATTAAGTATTGGAAGTCCCAAAAGTTCATCATAATTCATATATTGTAACTCCTCTCATTAATATTTTTATCAATGAGTTTATTTATTTAATACAGGAGCTATCTTTTCATACATCTCATCAATTAAATGATGCTGACCGTCATTAGAAGCAGCAACTGCTAACTGATCTGCTCTTTCATTGAATTCGTGACCTGTATGTCCTTCTACATGATTCATGATCAAGTTAATATTCATTGATCTCAGCTGGTTCTGAATATTAATAATTTGCTCCCACAGATCTTTATTTTTCACATCTTTTGGTTTCTGACCATTGTAGTTAGATGTCAGCCAATTATTTGATTGCCAGCGAGTAATCCAATTTTGTTTAATTGCTTTTACAAAATAATCAGAGTCAGAACTCAATGTAATCTGAGTTGGAATATCATTGATAAATATACCATTCTTTATTTCATGAATGATTCTATTTAATCCATAAATTCCTGCCATGATTTCCATTCGATTGTTTGTACTCAAACGAAAACCTTGATTTCCTTCAATAGTCTTAGTTTCAGGCATTCCTTCAAAGTCATCATCTGAAAGCTCGGTATATTTGATAATATATCCAAGACCTGATGCTCCAGGGTTACGTAGACTTGATCCATCTGTAAATAGTTCAATAGATTTATTAATCATAATTAATAAATACCTCCTTTGATTTATTATATTTTTATGTAATTTTATTTTCGTTAGTTTATAATGGAGGAGAAAATTTTCTCCTCCATTATTTTAGTACTGAGAAATTTGTTCGTTAATAGCCTTTTCTGCCTTGGTGACAAGTTTCTTGAATTTTGGATTATTATTCAATTTAGTAATTCTCTGTAATAGTGCAGCTTCTGTCTTCTTATTCTGTTTAGCAACTTTCTTTCGTTCAGACTGTTGCATATTTTCAGTAGTCATATTCATCTTACGACGGAGTTCCATAACATTAATACCGTTGGACTCCATAAGTTTAAAGAATTCTTGAAGTTCTTTATCTCCATATGTCATATAACGTTCACCAACAGGTCTCTGTTTAGCAATCTCTTCACTAACCACCAAATCATAGATAAATACGTCATCATCATTAGCCCAAGATCCATCGAATCGAAGATCATCCCAGAAACTCTTCTCTTTCTTTTCAGGTTCAAAGATACTATTTGTAATTAACATAGTTCTAGGTGTATAACTATCACCCTCTCTATTGTTAGGATTACTTTGAATCTTTCTGAGCATATCATGAAGACTTTCTTTAGCATATCTTTCTTTCTTACTAAGTTTCTTATTTTTCTTCTTAGAATTGAATGTCTTCCTATCATAACCTTTAATCATTCTAGGTTTGATATCTTTAACTTTCATTTCAGGAGGAGAATCGACATTGTTCTGTAGGTATTCGGCCTCTTCAAGAGAAATAAGTCTAAAGAATTTATCTTCTTCAGATTCTTCTTCACATTCTTCTTCACATTCAATATCGTCGAATTGATCATACCAACTATCATATTGTTTCTTTGGATCTTCTTTTACTAAATCTTTTGGATCTAATTCTGGATTAGAAATATAATTGATAATTAAATCCATATTATATTTATCTAATCCTTTCATTCTTGGCATTATAATAGAATTAGAATAAATAAATCCATCTGAAACCATTTCAAAAAATCTTTCTTTGCTATGCATATAGTTATCTTTAGATTCTAATAACTCCCATGCATCTACAACTACTCGCATAGCTTCAATGTACTTATCAATCTGACGATATGTTTTCTTTAACCCATTGAGTTTCATTCGAAGTTCAGCCAATGTATCATTCTTTACTCTTTCTTCATCACTGATATGATATACATCATTTTCACCATAATCATGTACTATTGTAGTTTCACATGATTGGCGAATTGCATTCATCTCACTCTCAGTGTATTTATATTCTCTTCTTTTCGTGTAACGTTTGAAATGGACATCTTCCTCAATTTCTATTGGACCTGTCGGAAGTACAAATCCATTTTCATCTGCCTCACCTTGATCTTGTTTCATTTTTACAATTTCACTACTTGTTAGGAAATCTTCATTATCTTCATCATCATAATTATATGAATTTCCAATAGTAGATGAATCTCCAAATGCTCCAAACAAAGCTTCTTGTTCGATCAAATCTTGATATTGTTCAAAAGTACTTTTAGCCATATATTAGTCACCTATCCTTTCTTTATTTCATTATTTTAATAATATATAAACAAGAAAGAATTTAATATATTAGAGGAATCCAATTGGATTCCTCTAATATATTTTTTAATATTAAATCTTTCGACCTTTACTATGTGCTTGCTGAATATAACGATACTGTGTTCTAATTGATCCAGTAATGATTTCAAATAATGTACCATATTGATTCTTAATAGCTAATTCGATTTTACTCAAAGCTAGCTGACTTAAATCAACCTGATTCAATACTTTATTTTCGTTATTATTTTGCTGTGTAGTTTGAGGTTGTTGTGTTTGATTTTCAGTTCCACCGGTTAATGTAGGTGGTTTCTCATCAGGTTTTTGTTCTGTGCTTGGAGGATCAATCTTCTGTCCAACTATTTTAGATTTGATAGTTGTAAGAGCCTGATCAATTCTGTTATTCAATTCAGTAATTCCTTGACGAGTCTGATCACATTTAGCCACATTTTCAAACCAAACATTTGTTAATTCTGCTTTAATCTCTTCATGAGAATTCAAGGTTTTAGTTTTTAATTCAGTATTAGAACTACTAGGATCGATACCAAACAGAATCCAGTTTCTATATAATTCATTGATCTTCTTTGCTTCAATTTTGTCATTATTGAATATCTTGTTAAGATCCATTTTTTCAGTTACATACAAATTATGGATATATTTGTCCAGAGACTCCTGAGATTTCAATACATCAGAATTGAAAGCATTTAGTTTATTAATCAATGTATCAATATGACTGATGTATACAGAACTTTTATATGGAATAATATTTTCCATAGGAGGTGTAAAAGTCATCTGTGTTAATGAACTTTGATATTTCTTACACCATTCAATCGCTTCATTCAATTCTCTGTTTGTCCAGAAAGTATCCCATTTCTTTTTCAAACCAGCAAGCCACGCCATAAGAGCGTTTGCAACATCTTTAATATTTACAGCTTCATTATAATACCAGAAGTCTTTCATACCTGGAAGAGATTCTACATATTCATCATACATAGTCATTTCTTCTAAAGATGGTAAAGAATAATCATCAATAAGATCCAAAGGAATACGAGTTAATTCAGGAACACCACTCATCATATTATGACTAGAGCTGAAATCAGATTTCTCTCCACCAGGAATTTTTATTGTCAAATCATTTATTGTATTTGCAATTTTGATATTACGAATTTCATTGATCTTCATTTCAATATCTCTAGCTTTATATAAGAAAGCAACGTTCAGTTCTTTATAAAGTTCAAGAATGTTTTTAGCTAATTCTGTAGCTGTAGTTAATGCAGAATTGTTATGCTTCGGATTATTTGACTCGTGGTTCATAAAGTCTTCAATGATATGGAAAGACATTTTAAGTTTACTAAGCATCTGAATAATAAATTCACCTAAATCAGAAGCAAGTTTCTGATATCCTTCAATAGTTTCTTTTTCAGGTTTAGTACCACGAATAACATGTAGCATTTCCTGTTTGGAAGTAGTAACATTTTCAATTGCATGTTTAGGTGATAAAGTCATTGCATTTAAAGAATCTTTAATTCTAACTAAATCTTGGAAATTTCTGCTATACAACTGATCAGCATATAATCTATTAGACAAGAATTCTCTTAGCTCATTAGAAATCAATTTAGATCCAAAATAGTTATTTTCTAACTCCGCAAGTTCAGGTACACCAGCCGGATTAAATGAATCTCTCTTATCTGCAAAGAAATTGTATGATCCAATGGATTTTAAGAACTTTTCATAAACCTGAGATACTTCTACAAGTTTATGAATATCTTTAAAAATAATTTCATTTGCATCTCTCATAACAGTAATCTCATTATCAGAAGGAACTGATTTAATATGAGATTTTACAGATTCATTATAACTTCTAAAGAAGATATAAGGACATACATATTGAGAGATTGTATAAATACGTGTAGCATATGCAGTTAATACATAATTCATGTATTCAACTACATGATTGATTACGGAAATCATTAACTTTGGTTCAATTGATCTAATCTGTAAATGTTTATTCAAATCATAAATGATATATTCGGCTGTCTTCTCAATAGATTTGTAAATTTCTTTTACATCCATCTTTTCAAATAAATCTTTTCCAGAGATAGATTTAAATAAAGCTGCTTCTGCTTTGCTGGCTTTCTTTCTTGGACTGAATTCATTACCTAATGTAAATACTTCATCAAGTAGACCTGCAACGCTATCTGCTCTACCTTTAAAAGCTTTATTCACAATATATTCAAAGTAATCTTCAATATCATCACTTTCTGTAAACTTATGATTTGTGATTCCTTTAAATATACCATCTGCAAATAATATGATAGAAGCAAAATCATATTTACAATATAAATATGATTTAACATCTTTATATTCAATTGCATAAGGACCTTCAGAAGGATCACAACTATTCATACCGTCAGTAATTTTATCAGCATATTCAGACCACATATTCAAGAAACTACTAACTTCTCCCATGTAATCTTTAATAACATCTTTATTGATGTCTTCTGACATAATAACAGCTTTGAATATGTTTTGCTTTAATTTAGAAGCAGCTTTTGTTATTTCATGAACAGATTTTCTGAGATCTGTATCATGCATCATTTTAAAATCATATTTAGAACTCATTATTAGCACTCTCCTTTTATTTTTATATTCATGAATTAACTTTCTGTCTTAATACGCATACTTTTCATACTATTATTAAAATACATATTACATGTATTATAAAAATTTCTGCAATACCAAGATTAAATCTATATTAAAGGGGTGGTTACCATATGAAAATATACAGATGTCAACATTGTAAATTCAGTGTCGCTGTTAATAAAAATAAAAAAGGTATTCATAGTGCTAAATATATAATGGGTCATCATTATGAAACTAAACATAAAAACCTGTTACCAGAAGGAATGAGTGGTTACAGATGGTTTTATTATTTATTAACAAAAAAAGACAGAGGAAGTTGTGTCGAGTGTAAAGGTGAAACTGATTTCAATGAGATCACTATGAAATATTCCCGTTTTTGTAATAATCCACAATGTAAGCAAAAATATAAAGAAGAACGAGATCGTAGAATGATGGGTAAATATGGCAAACTATATTTACTTGATGATCCTGAAATGCAAAAGAAGATGCAACAAGGAAGAAAAATAGCTGGATCATATACATGGAGTGATGGAAAAACAAAGATACCTTATTTAGGCACATATGAATTAGACTTCTTGAAACATTTAGATATTAATTTACACTGGCCTGTTTCCGATATTATTTGTCCATCTCCTCATGTTTATACATATGAATACAAAGGAGAATCTCATTTCTATATTCCTGATGCATTTATCCCATCAATGAATTTAGAAATTGAAATAAAAAGTACGGAACGTATGTACAATCAAAATCAAGAGAGTATGGAAAAAGAAAAAATAAAAGATGATTTAATGAAGTCCTGCTCTAATATGTTTAACTATTTAAGAATTGAAAATAAAAATTATGCTCCATTTGAAGCATTGATTATGAAGGAGGATTAAGAGACATGATTCAGTATGATAAGAGTCAATATTATATTGACTTCAGTGATAGGGATAACTTAACTAATGATGAGAAGAAAGCATTAGAAAATATTCAGATGTTATATCGCCCAATAGAGAGAGTGGAGTACCTAATTGAATATCGGATCACTGGGAAGATTACATCTGATGAATTTGAAAAAATGACAGGATTACCATATGATTTCAATGGATAATTATAAAAATAAAATGGGAGGTCATGACCTCCCATTTTATTTTTATTTTTCTAATGACAAGTTAATCTGTATAACAGTTAACCCACTTATATTTCCACATATTTCCAGCACCTGTGATCACTGCATAATCCTGATATGGATGTTCCTGATGTTCTCTTGTGTCATGATTATTTTCTTTCAAGAAATCGATAAATTCCTCACGAGTAATGTCTCTGTCGAATGTAAAATCAATCATTCGATATCCGTCTCCATAATGAATATGTTTAACAGAAGTCTTTTCGTCAATTACCTTGAAAGGAATCTTTTCAGGAACAACTTTTTCATCTTTAATACACTCAGATGTAGGAATTAAACTGTACACGTTAATGAGATCATAAATAGAACCGGACTCTGTAATGATAGTAATGCCATTTTGTAACTTTTCGACATGAACAACTTTTGTTGTCAACCAGATACATTCGTTGTTAGTAATATCGATAAAACCAGCACGTTTGTAGTAGTCATCATGAACTTTGCTATTGGATTTAACTTTAAACAGTTTACCATTGAGAATCGCTTTGTCACCACTGAGTGGATTTTTAAGTGTATAAATATTCATATTTTATACCTACCTTTCTTATTATTCTATATTAATAATATATTAGAGAATTATAAGAATATACGTTAATCAACGTTGAAGTTCATATTGTCAAATTGTTTAATGTCTGCATTTCCTTTACACATGATATTGTATAGATATTCATCTTTCTTATACTTCTTAACCATTTTGAATCCACATTTATTATACAAATTCATTGCTACTTCGTTATCAGATTTTACAAACACATATAGTCCTTTATTTGGATTCATTTCAAGAATAATATCTTTATAAATTTCATCCAATAATAAACTTGCTAATCCTTTGTGACGATATGCTAATTTTGTTTCAACATCATGAATCAATATCCAGTCAAATCCAGGCATATCATAATCAACAAATTCTATTTTACAAATAATTTCTTTATCTTTCTTATTTATGATATTATATTCTCGACGAAATTTCAATATCATAACATCTTCAGCAGTGACGCTTTCTTTCAACACATCTATTTTCTTTCTTGGAAAATCTGGATCTTCGTTATTATTCTCATGATAATTAATATTTAAACGTGTATAGTCAGGCATTACAAGGTTTCCATTTTTATATTTAAATACTTTATAAGGATCACCAAACGTTGAAATATAAGTGTCTGCAGCTCGCTCCCAACATGTTTCTGATTTATTTAGAACACTTTTTATTGGCGTATTAAAGAATACTACTAATGCATCAATTTCATCTGGACTAAGAATTCTAGTATTCTTTAAATGATGTGCTGAATAAGTAGCACTATTGAGGGAAATATATGCAATTTTATTTTTACCATTAATGAATTCAATATGAACATGTGGATCATTAGTTCCTTCATTACGTTGCATAACCTTTATTCTGAAACCGAATCCTTTACGTTTATAATACTCATCACACTTATTCATATCAGGAATAATTTCAGCCATTTCACCAAAGAAGAAATCATATCCATCAATATATTCAACATCGTTACTATTATAATTTACAATTAATTCAGCATTCTCTTTTGCATTAATCATTGTAGATTCATAAACATCCAGAAATTCATTTACATATTCCATCAATGCTTCATTCTCTGGAACTTTGAATATTTCACTTTGATAAAACCATTTACGAACACCATCTTCAAATTCTAATAAATAAGCAGGTTCAGTTGATACTGAAGTGAGTTGATGATTTACTTTCGAAATGATTCCATATTTATCAAATGATTTACCATTACTTTTAATAGCTACTTTGTCTTTTAAATTGTATTCTACTTTCATTTTATTATCCCTCTCTTAAAATATTTTTAATCATATTTCCCTTTGCCCAAAAATAATCATTTAGGATATATAAGATATATAAATATAATATATAATTTAAGAATAATTAAAGAAGGAGGGAAATTCCCTCCTTCTTTAATCCTTTTATTTATTAAACCAGTCTTTTAGCATTGATTGTGTTTTATTACGAATGAATCTATCATTGATAGGCTGAACGTAAGTATTAGCTCCTTCGGTGATTACGACTGAATTACCTGTTGAAGTTAAACCAACAATATCTTTTTCGTCTAAACCAAAAGATTCACATATCCAATTGGCTTCTCTTGAATTAGCAGCAGCCATTTTTGCAAGTTCAGGTAAAAAGATAATTGTGCAACCAAGCTGTTTAGAAGCTTCTTCTACAGACTCCTGAATTGGTTGATTAATTTTAGCTTGTGCGAGTTTATGTGAGGGGTACAATACCCAGTCATATCCGATTAATTTTCGGACTCGGACCACTGGTTTTCCATAAGTATTGTCAAGAGAGCCTAATACCCTAGCACTAAAGCATGGAATGATTTTTCCATCAACAATTTTAATAGCCATATTCATACCTGCATCAGTACCTGAATCTGTTTGAATAGATGCTTCAAGAAGATTACCAACGAGACGAGGTCTTCTAATATAATGAGAAGATCTTGTCATATCTATATTTGATATACGTTGAATAGTTAATTCTTCACCTTGATATGCTGGAGTAGGATGATCAATCTCACCCATCCATGAATTTTGTTTCAACATAGATTGAATATAATCATCATTATTGATACAATCCATAATATTTTGAGCTTCATAAATACGTCTATTTCTATTTTGATCACCAAAAGATTGAAGAACAGCATCAAATGTAAGGTAGAATCTATTACCTCTATCATGGACTTCATATCCAAAATTTCCAGCGTAGTCATCATCAAAAGAAGTCTGCTCATGTATATAGCAAAGTGTATTTAAATCAAGTTTTTGCATATTTATACACCTTCTTTCTTAACAACAATCCCATGTGAACATTACATGATCAAATCTATTTCTTGCAAGATCTTCTTTACTGATGAAGAAGTTAGCAATACCACAATCGCCCCACATCATACCTGCTTCAGAATCTAACTGAAGTAATAGAATGCTATGTTTCTTATCGCGAGGGTCGAATTGTGTGAAGCTTGGATAGCCACCAAGTCTGGTTCCATAAGATTCATTAAGTTCACAATAAATCTTCCAAGCTACTTTATCTACTTCATTTGGAATCTGAGACCATGTCTTCCAATCAGTTCCAAACTCAGCATTCAAATACTTACAGAGAAGATCTGAATAACTTAATTTATCACATTTACCATCAATTGTATACTCCGTAGAGCTCTGAATACCAATCTTCTGAACAGATGCAGTTGGATAATAAACACCCTGAATAGGTGCGTAATCATCTTCATCATACTTGTTATTAGTATCCTTCAATCCAATTGTGGATCTAGGAGGAATATCAAGTAGATCAGTTGCATCAGTTTCTGTGTGATGAATCACCATACAATTTTCTTCATCTTGCCAGCATTCATCAGAATAAATAAAGAACTGAAGTAAACCTGTACTTGGATATCCTTCCAACTTAGGAAGTTCGGAAAGGTTCAACTGTGCAAGACAGATCATTGGTTTATCCTTTCCATACATAGGCCATTCTTTATCTTTAGGCCAATAAGGAATACCACCAATCTTTGTTACTTTACGCTTTTTAGGATCATCCTGATCGTGTTTAGATCCAGGAGTTAATCTAATAGATTTTACTGCAGTATCATCGAACATTTTCTGCATTGCTCGTTTACACTTTTCTTCAATTTCTTTCTGACTAAATTCAGATTTCTTAGAAGTAGCATTTTTGGAAACAAAGTTATGTTCGATGACTACAGATCTTCGGATATCTTCAATATCTCCTTTGGATCTATTTGCTTTATTACGGAAGTGGAATTTAGATGGTTTCTTTCCTTCGGTCACATAACCAAATACGGAACTTTCCAAAACGAAATCATCATCTTCATGTTTACTACTGATCTTAGGATTTTCTTTCTTAATTTCAGTAGCAGCTGCTTTTTCAGTTTCACAAAGTTCGGCACGAAGTTTTTCTGCTTTCTTTCTGTACTGCTCACAAACAGCCTGCTGTTTCTTGATGATAATTTCTTTCTTCTTAGGATCCATATTTTTCATATTCTCAAGCTGCTCAATATTTCTCTGAATAAATTCTACCTGCTGTTCAAGAGAAAGAATTGTATCAGCTTTCTTCTTATAACGAAGATAAATGATAGAACGAATCAAAGGAATAATACCAAACATTGTATTTTTAATAGATTTAAAAATGTTTGCTCCAGCTTTTACAATTTTACCAGTACTATTGAATAGAGCAGAGATCAGTTCAATAGTATCTCCAATGGAAGCTTCAGTAAAAGAAGTGTATTCATTTACAGATATCTCTTTATTATTAACAGCGTTAATTAATTCTTCCAAATAATCTCTGTGTTTACTGTCTGTAAGCTGTTTAGCAAGATCTTTCAATGTTTTAGGAATAATTCCAAATGTCGTAGCAGATTTCTTTTGAATACGAATCTCTGTACCATTACTAACAACATCCATATTGTTTGCCATAATCATGGATAAAGAAGTTACTAAAAGATATACGGAGTTTTCATATTCCAGAACTACCAAACGCACATTCTTATCATATGCATCAGTATATAAAGACTGATACCTTTCTAAAGACTCAAAAACTTTATCACATTCTTTAACAGATTCAAGAGTTCCTAAATTCTTCTTAAGGAAAGATAAAGCACTCTTGATATTTTCATATGCAGAAAAGTTTCTAATATTACCTCTGGATTTAGAGATTCTTTCATCTTTAACCACATCTTTAGAAGCAATCTTCTCAATATCTGTGATAAAATTCTTCAAGTATGTAAGTCCAGTTTTTGTATCTTTATCAACATTACTAGCTGCTTCCATATAAGCTGGACTAATTCTATTGGAAGTACCAGCAATAATTTCAAGATAATTATTACAAATAGAATACTGTTCCATTTATGTTTCCTCCTTTCTCGACTTAACGATTCACCATTTTATTCAATTCTTTCATAATCTGACTATTGTCAGTTTTAGCAAGCTCAGCATCGATTGCTGCAAGAGACTGAACATCCCAGTCGTTATCACTGTCAGGGAATAATATTCTCATAGAACCTGCAGATCCATCTACAATTACGATACCAATCAAGAATAACGTTTTTGCAAGTTTCTTAGCATTAGAAACTACACTCAAGTCAATACCTGTCTGATTGGTTAATGTGGTAACATCAGTCTGTGCAAGTACTAAAGTACCATTTGGAATAGGTACGTGTCCATCAGTGAGTAATTGAGTAGGTTTCTTTAATAGTGAACCATGCGTTTTGTCATATTCACCAAGACGCTTTAATGTATTGATCCAACGCTTATTGTAGTTAATATGTTTAGCAGCATCTGCTTTGAGACCTTTGATATTAAACATGTAATCCATGAAATCAATTTCTCCAGTTTTATAACGTACTTTCTGAAGAGATTTGATATTACCAGTTACAAGTTCACGAAGATCTTCAGCTAAATCCTGAGTACGAATTAGATGCATAACACTCTTGATACCAATGATGAATCTAACATCTCTTTCTAGTCCACCATTATTGGATTTAATGCGGAAAGTTGCTTCAATAGTGTAAGGAAGCATGTTGTTAATCTTCTTAATATCACCGTCTCGAAGCATTTTAGGAGCATCAACAGCTTTAATTACGTCAGGAGCTTTTTTGATGAATTCTTTAGTAGAAGTAGTAACATCCTCACTTTTTTCTAATCTACGAATTCGTCCAGCTGGATCAACATCATAATTTTTGATTTTACCATCTTTAATGTCAGCTTTTAATTTATCCAATTCTCTCTTTAATTTTTCTTCAGCATCATGCTTCTGTCTTAAACGACGTTCAATGGCTTCACGAACTTTTCTCTGATGAACAGCATCATCCTTATCTCCAGGCATAGATGCTTCTACTTCTGATTTAATATCACGAGCACTCATATCGATTGTTTTCCACTCACGATCAGTGAATCCGGCACGTTCACGAGCCATTTCTTCCAGTTCTTTCTCACTGACAATTACCCCTTTAACGGTAACTTTTTTGCTTCTATCAGTAGTGGTATCTACATTATCAGCTTCTTTAAGATATCTGAAACCAGTAAGAGGTTCGTTCATTAAACGAGCATTTTCCATGATAAGATTCTTATCTGTAGTAGGAACTCTACGAAATTCTACATTACAGATAGGACTGATCTGTTCAGAATAAAAAGCAGCTTCTTTCATAATGGAATCGATTTCATCAATTGGTTGATAAAATTCATTCATTAAAACAAAATCTGCAGATTCTTTAAGATTGGTATGGAACTTTTTCAAGAATACAAGGTTATTAGCCTCATCCTCATCCAAAATAGGATTCTGAGAAAGAACTGTCTGAACAAGAGTTGTGTAAACTCTCTCAAACAATCCTGCAATAATTTGAGCTTCGTTAACTCTCAATGTTTGTGTTACATAAATAGGGAACTGAAGAACAGAGTTTCTGGATCTAGCGATAATGGATTTATTATCAATTCGATGTTTGTTCATACTTTGATCCAAATCACTAATTCTGTTAGCAACCTTATCAACACCATGATCCTGAACGGCTTTAGCTTTATCATATATGCCTTTATCCGCATCATTCCATACGTCTTTGATTGCATCAACGTCTACATTACTAGCAGATTTTAGTACATCCCCAACCATTCCTTCAGAAAATACTTCAGTAGGTTGAGATGCATTACCAAATAAAATAGCCATATTTACATCTCCTTTACGTGAATTACTTACTTATTTTAGTACAGTATTAAGCTTCTGTTTGATCCTATATTTTATAAAAGAAAAAAAATATAAAAGAAAAATAAATGGGTCCATTAAATGATGGACCCATTTTATTATTAATTATGAAATACCTGATCATCTTCAGCACACCATTCTTCCAATAGCATACTGTCTAGATCCTTCATATCCTCTTTACGAACATCAATACCATATTCTTTTAATCGTCGAATCTTTTCTTTCTTTGTCATCATTCTGATGATAGATTCTTTACCGTCTCTGGTAGTTGATTTAGTCTCCAACTCTTCTTTAGCAGCTGCTCTACGAATATCAACAGCATTATCCCAAATAATGTCTCTATCAATATAAATTGATCCAGTTCTTCCTTTTGAAAATAACTCATTGAGATCAATCACTTCTATATCAAATTTTTTCTTCATATGTTTACATAAAACATCGATATAGAAATTTTCATTTTGATCACATATCATCATCACGTCATAATGATTAAGTAATGGATTGATTAATGCTTGATATATTAAGACGTCATAATGATTAACATGTTTCAATATTGTCCTATCTTCATCATTTAACATCTCTAAATACATCTTTTCAAAAAGAGTCTTATCTTGTGTTTCAGCATATATCATTATAGCTTCACTTTCAGGATATAGCTCACTCAATTTAACAACATTTCGTTGTTTACCTTGATTAGACACCTTAGCAGAAATAATAGCATATTGAATATTTCGCAATTCCATATCAGTAAAATGATCAATAGCATGAATTAAAAAATGTTGCCAGTCTATCCTATATATCATTTACTACCTCCAATTTTATAAAAATACAAGGCAACCAATATTGGTTGCCTTGTATTTAGAAATTATTTTGTTTTAATTTTCTCGATTACCCTTACGACGGATAGGTGCGAAAGTTCTATGACCATCTGCTTCTGCTTCATCAATCATACGCTGTGCTGCTGGAGAAATATTCATATTTTGATTATCTTCTTCCACCTGTACTGATTCAGCAGTTTCAACCTTATTACTATCATTGGATACATTAGGAACTACTACAGCAGGACGTCCAGGTGTTCCGAGAAGTGCCTCAATAGCAGCCTGTTCTGCAGCATTCATCTGTTCATCTGAACTGGTAACAAATTCTTCGCCCATTTCTTCTTCACCATCCTCATCATCACTTTCCATTACTTGAACGAAATCTTTGACATAATCTTCATCATGTACAAGATCAGGCATTGATAGTGTACGTCTAAGATGTGAAATTGCTCCATTGCCGATCTCATCACAAATAACAGTATTGATGCGATTAAGAGTTTCTTCATCATCAACAAGTTCATAGTCTCCATCATTATCGATAACAAAGATTCCCATGAGATAATAAACACCAATGATTGCTTCACCAGTCTCTTCATTCATATCAAGAATAACCATATGAATCTGCTCTTCTTCAATTTCATCATCGTTAGCAGCATTCAACCAATACTCCGGATTTTTAGTTCTGAACATAATGTCTGGAGTAAAGTGAATCAACCAATCCCATTTACCGTTACGATCGTCAGCAAGACTAGGAAGCTTCTTAGATGGATCAATCTCAGCAATGTTTACATACAGTGGAATGTTAATATCACCAGATGATTCAGATGAAATGATCTTTACAATATCCATACCGTCATCATCAGGATAAATTTCTACTGTCAAACTCTGAGCTGGCATTGTATCTTCATCATCTTCTTCAGACTCAACTTCTTCATCGAATTCATTCACTGCATTTGTGATCATCTCTGCTGAAAATGCCATCTGATCATCTTCAATGGCCTGTTTCATGACAGATTCATCAATGATCGTAGCATTGTTATTTACTTTACCAGCCTCAGCTAACATTGCATGAATAGATGCTTCATCTGCATTTTCTACAGGATTCTGTTGAATTTCTTCCTGAAGACTTTCTTCCTGAAGACTTTCTCTTAATTCTGTAGAAATGTATTCTTCCTCAGGTAAACACCATGTTTCCAATCCTCTTGCAACGATTTCTGCACCTGATTTAGAAATACTAAACTTCAGGCACAAACGATCTACAAATGTAGGAAGCCATTCTCTCTGGATACCTCTGTAATCAGGGAACATCTGATCATACTTTTCCATAATGGATTTACAATCATCTGTCTGATTCAGATTACGATTATTCCAGAATCGTTCAATGAATACAAGTGTTGGGAAATAGTCAGCTGTGTAAATATCATCCTTCTTCAATATCCATTCTGTATGAGTGCCTGGTTTCTTAGGATTATTATTGGGAACTTCTACAGTATCACAATCCACGAAAGCTACCAAAGAACGGAAAATTGCATTCTGACATGCTCTATAGAATTTTTCCGGTAACAGCTTCTTATCTTTACAATAAGATTTCACATCATCGAACATTTCTGTTTGATGAAGATACTCACTCATCTTGTTGGATAATTTACTTGTTGCATAATGAAATTTATCAATGAAATTATCAGGAAATACGATTTCTTCTTCCACAGGTTCTTCAGCTTCCAATTCAGCTGTTACAACAGTAGCTTCGATAAATTCTTCTTCTACTTCTACAGGTTCTTCTTCATTTTCTTCTACCTGTACTGATGGTGCAACAGTTTCTGTCGTTACAGGATTTTCCACAAATTCATCTTCATCACCTGAATCTTCTGCTAAATCTTCAATGGACATATCAAAATGGTTTTCAGCTGGAATATGTTCTTCAGACTTACCATCATAAATCACATGTTCTTCTTCCTGTGGAACTTGAACCACTTCAGCTTCAACTACAGTTGCTTCTACAACTGTTGCCTGGATTACGTCATCACCCATTGTTCCTGCAAATGCAAGTCCATCATCAGATTCTTTAACAGCAGGCTCCTGTTGATCTGCCATCCATACCTTTACATTGATTGCTCTCTGGTTATTCATTCTTTCCTGCACCATTCTTTGTGCGATTGTTGCTCTAACATCTTTAGCCATGTTATTATCCTCCTTATTGTTAATATATAAATTTTCATTTATACCATTCATAGTGAAAGTATCTGGACCAATATTGATTACTTCTTCTTTCGGTTTTTCAACTACTTTCTTTTTAGTGACAAGATAATTACTCTTATTTGGATCCAATGTTCTTAATACATTAGATTCTGTCATTTCATATCCCTCATCACTAAGGTCGCCAATTTCATGACGATGCATATCATTACCAATTCTTCCTCGTATGTCCTCAAACTTATATTTCTTCCCACATGAGGAACAATATAATTCTGTGAAATCCTTATTAGGAACTAACATCGAATTATTTTTGCAGCTGTGACATAATAGAAGATCAGAACCTACGTCATAGACATATGCGAAGTCTAGACATACAGGTTCTTCAGAACCAACTCGTTGGCCCCAGTTGGCATAGTTATTTGGTGTGATACCAACATCACCAATCAGGTATACTGAGCTTAATGACTGAAGTATTTCTCGAATTTCATCAGCATACTTATACATTTCAGTATACGAGTTAAATGGTTGAATATACTCAGCCACTAACAATGTACCAGAAGTTGAAACTTCATATATCTTTGTTACATGTGGATATAGACGTTTCGCCATCTTGAATTCTTTAAGGTTATCAATCTTTCCATCGTGGTCCGTTGCAACCTTAATAACATAACCATCTAACCTGAAAGCATAACGATTTGTTCCAGGTCCTAAAAGAACTACATCACTGATGTGAAACTCTCTCAGCAGGTTAATGATTTCGGATTGTTTTTCTTTATTACTGATATCCCTTCGCCTACTGAGAAGTTCGAACTTCACACGTAATTCAAAAGGTAATCTTTCGTGTAACAAAGATCGCAAAAATTTCTCTGCCAAACCTATTCTCCTCCTTTCTCTATATTAATAATATATAAGGTTTAGTCGCCAAAATGCTCTGGAAATGATTCATATAAAATCATCAATTCATCTAACATAAATTCTTCAATCAGTTTATTTCTAGTATTATAAACAATATGTTTCATGATTATTTCAAAGAAAATATCTTTCAATGCTTTCTGATATTTATTTTTCAAATATGGAAAAGCTTCGTTAGCATATCCATAGTTAATCCTTGTCAATAAGAAATTCTTTGCTTCATCATTAATCATCATACTCTCTGTACTAGTTAATGGAGCAACTAAATATTTTGCTTCTTTACCTCTCTTATGATTTGGATTTTTCACTGTTAGATTATATAGACTAATTTCATCATTAGTGTTCTCATCCAATATAGGAAGAATATTACGCATAACATCAGTCATTGATTTTAATTTGAAATTTCTACATTTATGGAATTCCATATATGCTTTTACATATTCCTTATTGTCACTCCATGCTTGTACTTGTTGACGATCTCCTAAATCATGTATAACGAAATATATCGTTACTTGATCATCTCTATCATATCTTTCCATGTCTTTCCTCCATGTTATAAATCTTCTCTCAAAATCATTATGAAACTTTCTAATGAATATAATATTTTCTTAGCAGGTAATGTAAATGTTGATAAACCTGGAATTTCATCTTTTCGATGATATTCTTCTTCAGGATAATCATACATCGAGTATGCACCCTCTATTTCCATATTTATCATATCTTCACTAGAAGTACACTCATGATATCCACATACATCATACAATGCTTCTATCTCTGGTGGTTCAAATCCTAGATATAATAAGGCATCTGCATAATATTCATCTAAATTATTAAACATATTCAGATGTTTAATTCCGCACTTACCTCGATCCACAATAGATGATAAATTTCTAAAATATGCTTGAATTTTCTTTTCAGTTTCCATCATCTCATGTTTAGTTATAAAGAATTCAATTTCCTCACCAGTAGAAGCTATTTTTAATGTTAAGAAATCAATCATTATATCCATACTTAGGTCAGTATCAGAATAGTAATAAGCTAAGTCTTCAGTACTTACTTTCTTCACTCTATATTTGTCTTTATTTCTTTGACTGAAGAAAGCTTTTAAAATATTTTTATTACTAGTCCAACCATAAAGAACGATTCTTTCTTCAGGAGATGAAATATCAGGTCGTTCATTTTCCATATAAGTACGGAATACTAAATATTTTGTATCACTCACGTTTACCCTCACTTTCCTGATATTTATCACCGAATATTTCTTTCATGAAATCTTCATAATTATAAATGGAATCATACTGATCAAAATCTTTACATTCATAACAAGGTGAGTGATTTGATACACATAAAACATTTATGCAAGTTTCACATTTATTTCGTTTCTCTCCGGTAATAAAACCAATTATTGTTTTTATAATTCCCATTATTATACCTCTCTTCCTACGATATGAATTAAAGGTATAATGATGTTCTGAAAATTGAATAATGGATTGATTTTATTACTTGTATTATTGAATTCTAAATAATATCCTTCATCCAATTCTCCAGCTTTATATGCATCTATAAATTGGATCAAATATCTCTTGACTCTAGAATTCTTTGTTTCCATCATAGATATTATATTCTTCAAAAATTCCATCATATATAATCTATGACGATTAACCGCACTATCACTCATACCTTTAACATCAATTCCCATATAAGAATAATATATTTCTATATTTTGAATATTTGGAAATCTAATATAAGAAGTATAATTGTTTTTAGGACTAAATTGTACTTGTCCAAATTTCAATCGCTTACAACTTCCTATTGTATATATTGCATCCTTCTTGACACTTAGAATGTTATTATCATTCAAATTATTAAACTCTATAAAGAATCCACGAACTTCTGCAAACTTTTCTCCTAGACGATTTGAGAATTCTTTATCTTTGCCTTGCAACTTACCAACTGCTATATGTCGTTCAAGTCCTTTATCAAGTCGCTCTAACTCCCGAATTTGTTCGGGAGAGAGCAACTTAAATTGTTTTATCAAACTAAATCCAGCATCTTTCATATCATATTCAATAATTTCATCATTAAACAAATACTCTATATTTGGATTTAGATAAGTGCTTCGTTTCGGATCATATGACATATTAATCCTCCTTTATATATTTACCACCTCTAATCATCTTCCAAGATCCTTCAGTCGATGTAATATATCTGTTAAGATAATTACAAATTTCAATTAATACATTTGGATCCTTAATTCTGACTAATGTTTCAATTCTCTTATTGAGTTTATTTGATACAAGATCTAGAGATCCAATATAAATAGTAGGATTCATTCTTCCAAATGCATATAATCTTGAATGTTCTAATTTATCCCATACAACTGATTTGATTTTCACATTATCATTGATTTCTTCTGGTATCCATGTACATACTCCGCGAATAATCAAATCAATGTTACATCCTGCAATTGCAGCTCTGTTCAGATAACTAATTATTTCTTCATCATCTAAAGCATTGCATTTGATACAGATATATCCGTCTTCTTCCTTATCAGTTTCTTCTTTTATTAGTTGAATTAATCTATCCCTTGCATTATATCTGGTCACCAGAAGATCATTACTAAATTCTTCATATTCTTCTGCATTCTTCGATAAAAGGTTGAATAATTTTTCAACCTGTCTACATATATCAGGATCAGCAGTCATCAACGAAAGATCTGTATACTGAGAAGTGGTTTTAGTGTGATAATTTCCTGTACCGATTTGTACTATCGAATTACCATTATTAAATTTTACTAAAGTTAATTTGGCATGTACTTTTAATCTACCAGCTTCAAATGTGTATACTTTCACGCCGAGATTTTTTAACTCATTCATCCATAATTTATTAATTTTTTCACCAGTTGCAAATAATTCAATATTAACATAAACTTTGATACCTTTTTCAATTGCCTCCTTAAGAACATAGAAAATCGAAGGATCTTTTCCAATTCTATAAAGAGTGAGATAAATCTTTTTTGTTTCCTTATTATCAACAGCTGATTTCAAGAAACTTAAATAATCATCAAATGAGTCATTAGGGAATTGAATTAACTTATCTTCATTGATTATATCCAGCATATTAATGTTCTGAATCTTTTGTGTTTCTTTCTCTTTATTTTGAATATATCTTCCAATCATTTGAGAAATATCGCCAGTATAAATAAATGGATTAGAAATCATTAAACAACTGCGACCAAATATAGCAGCTACACGTTTCATAGTTTCCGTAGGTCCATTATATTCAACTTTCGTTACAATGGTTGGATTTTTCAAAGCAGTAGTGACTTTTACAGCTACGACATCTTCTAAATCTAAATCACTCTTAATAAAATCTCGAATACAGTCATCGGTTTTATAAACGATTAATTGCTCTCCATTTTGGTATGTGATGGGATTATTGTAAACTTCTCGTTTAGGATCGACATGAGATACTGAAATACAATTATCTTTTATACCAATATAATATAATTGACCACTTTCAAATGGATAATTAAACATTCTGATATCTGGATAATATTGAGTAATTACTTGATTTTCAAGAGTTGTATTAATTGCAAATCTTCTTTCAAAACTATCCTGACGAGTAAAAAATAGTTCTCTCTTTACTGAAATTGCATGTTGAATAATCATACTTACATTAGAAATATATTTATTCAAACATTTTACATAGTCATCCAGGATTTCTGTAGTTCTATGCTTTTCAAATATTTCATTAGTATTAGACATGAATACCTCATTGAAGAATAATATTTCTTTCAGACTTTTCATATCATAAACAATACCGTTCCTAGGTGTACCTTGATATAGAACTCGTTTATCGAATTCCATAAGGCTTTTAATAAATGAAATGTGATACATAATTATTACCTCCTTTTATAAATTAATAATATATAAATAAAAAGAAAATGATACAGGAGTCCAATGGACTCCTGTATCAACAATATTATTTATTTGCTTCTTTATTCATTGATTCAAGTTTGATATTTTTTTCGATTGTACCTAGTTTAGATTTATATACTTCAAGTACACTATTATGAGCATTTACAATACCGATACACTCATTCAATGCTTTACCATAATGATCAAATTGTTTTGTCAATTCTTCCTTTAGTAAAGAATCATACATCAGGATTGCATTGTGAGCTGATTGTGTCATTGCAATAACCATCATTTCTGACAATTCTTTTGCACAATCTTCTCCAAATTTATCTGCAATATGATTAAAGCCTTTAACAAATGAAGGAAGCTTCATAATTTCTATACTTGTTTCTACAATTGCATTGTATAATACGTAAGCAGGTTCCTGTTGTTCTTCTTCTGCTGTAGATCTTCCCTCTTTAACATCATCGGTTTGCTCTGAACTCTGTTTCATTTTATCTTTAAAAGATTCTAGATCTTTTATACTATCTTCTAGATTTGGCATTTTTCAGTTTTCTCCTTTCTTGTACTTTCTTAGCTAATTCTTTAAGATGTGTAGTATCAATCTTTTCTGCATACATGTGATCAAGATAAGAAGATCCATCTTTTTCCTCATATAAAGCGTCACTCAAGATCTGTCGTTTAAGTTCTTGATACGAGAAACCAATAGTAGGAGCCTTAGTATTCAGTAATGCTTGATTTAATGTAAGAATCTTGTACTCTGGTTTCTCAAATTTCAAGAAATCTGGTCTATGATAAATATCATTTGCATCACGGATAAGTCGGTTAAGAATTACTTCAGCTTGTACACAACGACAACGAATACCTGCACTGATCAATGTTTCAAAGAAATCCTGTGCAAGTTTACTGTAATCATCATATTTAGATGCATCCTTATTAAGAAGATTCATAATCATATAAAGATTATCTGTAAGACCATTATTCTTGATATCTATATTCATCAAACGACCTTCAAGTTCACTTGATAATACATCAAATGGAATTTCATAATATTTCTTTCCACCCTCAGATTTCTTCTCTGCAACGATTTTAAATAACTTAATAGAAGCAGCATCAATAAACATAGATTCATAGTTAATAATCTCAATTGCTTCATAAGTTTTCGTTCTGGAATCATAGACATAGAAAGGACTTTCAATATGATTACCAAATGTATTGTATTCTTGCATGTCATTATCATTAATAGCAAGAACGTTTCCTTCCTCAATACGAATACTAAGATGACCAGTGTTCAACTGCTGAGTATCATCAAATTCATCTTTGTCTTTAAGATAAATATCTCCAGAGGAATATTTAAAATACTTATGGAATGATTCAGAAAATCCAATCTTATTTGCTGCAGTGAATAATAAGTGTTTGGTAGAAAGAATATTTTGTGATACTGGTTCTGAATATACTTCAGTATTGAAAATTGCCATACCTGGCATATTCATTACAAGATGACTATCTTTACCATAACATACGTGGCATACTTCATCCCCACATGCACACGTTAACAAAGATCTGATATGAATTTGTTTACCTATCAAATGTTTACAATCTTCATAGTGAATGAGTTTCAATGGTTCACCGAGGTGTTCACAATACCATCTATTTTCAAGTCTATGTAAGAATGAGCTATCTGTTACAGTTAATGGTAGTAAATGTTTAGTACCACAATCAAATACAGTTTTAGACAGTGTTAGAGTTCTACTTGATAAAATTAAGTTACGAGAAAGATAACCAGCTTCACCCATATGAGCTTTATTCATAATTGCAGATAGACGAGCACCTGTAGCTGCAACATAATAGGTAGTCGCATCAATATAGCCTGTGGAGAATCCATTACCCTGCATTGTATATGGAATAACATTACCAGATACATCAGGAATCTGTCCATAAGACAAGAATAATTCTTGAACTTGTTTAGGTTTAATATGATTACCTGCTTTGGAAATATACCAAATAGGATTTTTCGTTTCACCCAATGCAGAAATCAATTCATTCGTTTTCTGACGTAATAAATCTTCTACTTCTGCTGTTTGCAATGATTGAGGAATTTCCAGATTATTTAATTCTCTAATCTTTTCAGAATTCTTATAGTCATTTAAGAATACTGATTCAAATGTCATTATACTTGCACTTGATGTTAGAGAAAATTCAATTGATGCTTCTTGATATCTTTCAATCATTACTTTTAACAACTCTGAACATCTCTCAAACGGAATGCCGTATTCATTTAGTACGGCTAATACTTTAGATTCCAAACCAACACGAAGTTTATCACTCATCATAATACCAATGATGAATGATTCATCCAAGACTTCAATTTGTTTTCGATAATATTTCTGAACTTCATTCAATTCAATAAGTGGACGCCAAGCATTCAAATTAAGCATGAACTTAGGCATTGATAACTCAAAGATTTGATCATCCTCTTGATAAAATTTAAATTTGATTTTGTGACTAACACATTCAGGAATTTCAATACATGCACAAATAGCATAGTATACTTTGTAATACAAGTCATCGAATTCTTCATATGTTCTGAGTTTTGATATTACTATCAAATCAGGAAACTCTCGTTCACAATCTGCTACTGTCCTGATAACTGGTAATTGATACATTACTGATTCCATATACCATCAACCTCCTATGTTAAATATTTCATATAAAGTATATAAATTTCGTTATACACCTAGTAAAAATATATCATTAAAATAAAACAATAAAGGAGTGGGTATAATACCCACTCCTTTATCTTATTTGCTATTCGGATTATTAATAGGCTTGAAAGATTGATTGGATTTCTGTTCAGTTTTGTTTTCTACCTGTGTTTCTTTTGTTTCTTCTTTTTTTGTAGAGTTGTCACTTTTGACTTCCTCCTTTGTTTCAACAGTTTCTACCTGTTTATTTTTATTCTGCTGAACAGGAGGTACCGGATTACTTACAGGAACATTACGTACTTCTGGAGTTACCGGAGAAGATTTTACTGGCTGAGTAACAGTTGGTTTACTTGCAACTTTTTTCTGCACTCCATATGTATTCCACATCTTCTGAAGATTACCATTCGTCAATGGAATTAATTTTCCTGTAGCTGGATTTAACATATTTACTTTGAAAGTACCAGTAGCAAGAATTAACTTGATGAGATTTAGATCAGCATCAAATGGGGTTTTACGAGGTGCAATACCATGACCTCTTGGAATAAGTCCTTTACCTAAAACTTGAATTTTTAACATTGTAATTATCTCCTTTCATTATTCAAATAATTCTGCAGATGTTTTTGGCAAAATATAAGTAGGTGTAACAAGATCTGAATGTAGTCCCATTGATAATAAAAAGGTATTGACAGTATTAAGGGTGATTTTATTCGTAGGAAGATTCTCTAATTCATCCAACATAACATAACCTTTATCAGCAATACTTTTATTCATTTGACGTTTCATAACAGGGTCATCTGATCTTGGTCCATGAAGTTCTTGAAGAATTTTATCTGCTCCTAAAGCAACAAGCATTGATGCTTCGATATCACTATCTCTAGCATTCTTATCTTTATTAACAACCTGACCTGTTAATGCAGATGTCTTTTCATTAGAAGTAGATAGTCCATTCTTCTTATGCAAAAGTTGTTGTGTACGTTTAACGTTAATATATCCAACTAAACACTTCTCTTTAGAAACAACCACTCGTTTTTTGTCCATAGTTAAATGAGGCATGTATATATATTCCATGAGTGGGAATCCAATTACTTTAGCAGCTTTTTCACAATATTCCATTTTTAGATCATGTTCAAATTCTACTATATCTAATGAGAAATTTTCATTCTCATCTTTTAAAAAGTCTTTCATAAACTTTTCAAATTGTGTGTCATTCATATCACTAAACATAGCCCGATATTTATCACTATTAGTCCCAGATGGATCTAATGCATCAAATGTATCATAAATAAGTTTTTCAATATAAGCACGATTAGTTACAGCCATAAACTACTTCCTCCTTTCTTCATTTACTATTGTGCAGTAACATTATAAATCATTTCATTCATTTCATCATATGTTATACCAATTAAATACCTATTTGAATATGCAAGTTTATCACTCTTATATCCAACTGGGTATTGCTCTTTACCCTCAATATGAATCATTAATGATGGTTGATGATTATAAATTGTTTTTCTAATATCAAGTGTACCAGCACTCATATAAGTTCCCAGCATAGCACATTGTTCTGTAATCTGAGATTTTAAATCATCTTCATTTATTTCATCATAAAAAGAATAAAGCTTGGTTTCAATATCTAAACCAATTTGAGGGATTGATGGATATGAACCAGGCTTTGAAAATAAAACAAATAAGAGTACATCTTTAATTGTTTCGATCTCGCTTCTAATTCTAGGTTCATTAAATTTATTAAGTTCAAAAGTTGTATCATAACCAACAGAACCAATTGCATAGTTGGCACCCATTAAATATCCCACCTTTCTTAATCTTTTATAAAAACTTATATCCTAGTTTCTCATGTTACTAAATCAAAAAATAAAAAAAATAAAGAGGTGGAAATTTCCACCTCTTTATTTTACAGATATTTTATTAAATTAGTCAGCAGAGAACATACTCATGTCATCAAGATCAACAGTATCAGGAATGTCATCATTGATTTCATTTACATCATCGATATCTACATTTACATCTACATCAACATTATCGTCATCCTTCTTCTTATTGTAAATATAGATACCAGCTGCAACTCCACCTACTACCAGAACTGTTACGCCACCAATGATAAGAGTCTTCTTAAAGTTGTAATCCTTTCTTGCATCTTCGCCCATTGCGGCAAGAGTGATACAGTCCATAGCAGTGAGAGGAATGTCAAGAATAGTTGCATTGTCTCCAGCAAAGATATTCTTCAGTTCCTTGTTTTTTGCTTTAGTAATCATAGGAACTACCCCATTTACTCTAAGACCATTTGCAGGAATACCCATATCATCATCTGTAGCAACCTGAGCTGCTTCAAGTGCTTCAAGATACACATTTTCTACATTTCTGATAAAATCATCAACGATTGTACAAATTTCACTAACCTGCTTCTTAGAAGGAAGAGGTTTGTTGAACTTGATCTTAGTTTCATTCTTCTTATTGGTGGTAAACTCTGCACCACAAAGAGTTTCAACTAAGACCATGTTCAGTTGATAACGCTTTGCGTCATAAGCCTGATTGTTTACGCCTGCAGGATTGGAAACCATTGTTTTGATTTCGTTAACGATGTTACTAATAGTTGTGATTCTTTCTTTTACAGTATTTTTCATAATAAATACATCTCCTTTTTTAAATAAATTCTTTGACAATTGTAATGATCTCAGCAATATGATCCATACTCTGAGAAATTTTCTTTTCCCTAACTTTTCCTTCTATATTCCATTTTTTCTTAATGAAATTATAACCCAGGTCAAGTTTAAATGTATCTGAACTCAGCATTTCTCTACCTCGTATCGATACACGTATGTTGCTCAGACCATCTAAGCTTGGGAAAGTATATTTATCGATAACAAGGTCAATCGGTTTCTCAACATTTTCATTGAGAACTTTCATTTTTAATCTAGCCTGCTGGTTTGGTGCTAGATTAATTCGTAGATCTGAAATCAACGGTTTCTTATCTACTTGAATAACTCCAGAGGGGAAATCAATAAGCATAATACATCATCTCCTTTCTCCATATTTTATTAATTTTGAGATTATTCTTATTCCCTTCTACGCTAATAATATATCTCTGAAAAAGTGAGATATGCGTTTATGCATATGATTTTAAACAATCATAAATTTTCTGTACAACAGGAATATCATCTACATAACCACCAACACATCTAACATCTTTATTCTTCTTAATATTATTGATAAATAAAACGAAGATATTATAAATTTCAGTATATAAATCCACCATTTTATTCGTACTACGATAATGTCCAAGTGATAGTAGATGTTGTGAATTGAAATCTTTATCCTTTGAAGTGATTCCATTAGATATAGCTAATTCATTAAGAAACTGGAAATCAGGATCTTTATCAAAACCAGCACATGTCATAATATGCATTATAGCTTCATGAATACTTAAAGATTCTCCGATGTAAAGGTTAATTACATTATTAATGTTTTCACATACGATAGTATTATGATTATTAAATTTCTGATATGACTGTAATCTTTCAATAGCATCATTTGGATTAATAAATCTACATATCTCAGTAATAAACCCATTATCAAGAAGATTAATTACATAAAATTTATTATCTTCTATACTTAGTACATATTTTGGTTGATTACTTAATTTTTTACTAACAGGAACATCACCCAGGTAAAATTTTCCTTCTTTGTCAGTAATACAGAATAATACATTTGGATCTCGTGGAACCTCCATCCGATCATAGAAATTCTGTGGCATAAATGCAGTTCTTTTAACATAGTGACCGGCACTCATTAACGAGTTACTAATATCAATACCAGTTATTCTTAATGGATTATTAATATCATTATCAGTTGATTTCATATATGTATCCTACCTTTCATATTAATTAATTTCAATAGTATAATATATCATTTTGTCAGAAATAAACATTAATTATATATTCTTAGAATAATGAAATAACAAAAGAATGATAACAATTCTTTTTAGAAAAGGAGATGTAAAATTATGCAATTTAGCGAAAAATTTATTGACAAGAATATCTCTGACTTAGTCAAGATGTATGACCTTGTCCACAGTAGTAATGTAAATCTGGCACGTACCAGTACTGATCTTATAGATGGTCTGAAACTAGTACAACGAAGGACATTGTACATCATGTATCTGAAAGATCAAGGAAAGAAATTCCGTAAAGTAGAAACTATCGGTGGTGATGTATTAGGTAGAGCACATCCTCACTCTTCTGATAGTATTAAAGATGCATTAGTCATTATTGCTCAAGAATGGAAAAATATTATTCCTCTTATTGAATCTTATGGAAATTTTGGTAGCCCTTCAGGTGACCCAGCAGGTGCAGGTCGTTATATTCAGGCTAGATTATCAGATTATGCTCAGGCATGTTTCTTTGATGATTGGAAAGATTCCATTGTTGATATGGAAATGTCTTATGATGAAGAAACAATGTTACCTAAATATTTACCTGCTAAGTATCCTAATGTCTTACTAAACGGATGTCTTGGCATTGGCCATATGGGTATTTCATTTAATATACCTGCATACAATTTCAGAGAAGTAGTTGAAGCAACTATCAATCTGATGATGAATCCAAATGCAAAGATTGTGTTAATTCCGGATAGTCCTACAGGTGCTGATATTATTGAAACTGACTTTGTTTCTTTATGTGATAGAGGTAATGGTTCATATATGCAGAGATGTACATATGACATTGATGCTGAAAATAATATTATTACCATCACAAGTCTTCCTCATCTTGTAACAGCTTTTGCAGTAAGAGAAAAGATTTCTGATATTAAAGAATCTGGAGGGTTACATGAACTTCTTGATATGAATGATTTATCTGGAAAGAGTATTGAAATCCAATTAGTAATCAGAGATGATGTTAATCCATATAAATTCATGAAGAAGTTAATATCTATGATTCCTGGCTTAGAAAGATCTTATCCAGTAAATATTACAGTAACAAACAATCTTCGATCTGTAGATTATTCTATCAAACAGCTTTTACTGGATTGGATTCAGTGGAGAAGAGAACAAAAGAGAACTGTCGTAAGTAATAAACGTACGACTCTTTTATCAGAGCAGCGTGTAAACGATGTTAAAATCTTTATTATGAATCCGGAAAATAGAGACGCAACTTTGAAGATTTATTCTGGAGGTAAAAATGGTGCAACTATTGAAAAGGAACTGATTGAAAGATATAAAAATACTGAAATCAGAATGGATTCTTTACAAGCAAGAGCATTATCTAATATGAGACTTGTAGACTTCTGTCAAGAGGCATATGAGAAATGTTTGGAAAAGAAAGAAGAACTTGATAAAGAGCTGAAAAACATTGATGCAACTTTAAATACAGAAAATGGCATCGATAAACTTATCATTGCAGAGTTGCGTGATGGTATGAAACGTTTTGGAACACCTCGTCGTTCTAATGTAGTACCTCATAAGATTTCTGTAAAGAATGAAACTGAAGGATTCTGTATTTTACAATTATCTTCTGATGGAATGATTATTCGTAAAACGGCTACTAATGCTGAAGAAGAACCTATTCCAACTGACAGTAATGGATTTGCATGTTTAGTAGACAATGACAGCTCATTTATTCTTGTAGACTCGAATGGATATCATACATTTATTCGTGTTAATGAATTACCAATAGATTCTGAAGTACCTGTATGGAGATATTCTAAGAGACCCCTTGAAGGAAATATTGTTGCTATGTTGCCTGCAGAAATTGAATCTGACAGATATTGTACTTTGATTTCTAAGAAAGGTATTGTAAAGAGAGTAATGATTTCTGATATTGGTCCTTCTAAGAAACCAATTATTGCAATGGATAAAGATGATAAGTTGATAAGAGGAGTTATCTTAAGATCTAAATCTAAAAAGGAATTATTAGTATATACCAAAAATGGAATGGGTCAAAGATTGGATCCTAATTCTATTAGAATCACATCTCCATCAGCAAAAGGTGTAAGTGGATTTAAACTCACAAAAGATGATGAGATCGTTGGTGTATATGCAATATCTCCAGAAGCAAATGCATATCTATTGTATGTAACCACAAAGGGTAAAATGAGATTAAACGTAATTAATTATTTACCAACAAGAAATTCTAAACATGATTCTATGTTGCAGTTAATTTCTCTCAATGATCGTGATAAGTTGGTAGCAGTAGTAGGTTGTAATAAACTTGATAAGGTTTGTGTATTTTATGATGATCAAACATCAGAAATTGTTGATCTCTCTTTAATGGAAGAATCCACAATGAGTAGCGAACCTAAGAAAGTTACAACCAAAAATGCTGTAAGTAATAACATCATTAAAGTAAAACTTGTATAAACAAAACAGGAGGGAAATATTTCCCTCCTGTTTATATATTCTAAATGAAGAAAGGAGATTAACAAAATGACATTTCAGAAAATTTTAAATGATCTTTCAATGGATCTTTTATCAGTTAAAGATGCATATAGTGAAATGAGTTCAAAAGAAAAGATGAAACGAATCAATTTTTATAGTCATATTAATGATATCCGAAAGGATCCATTAACAGATGGACAGCTTCAAGAACTGGAGTCTATTGTAAATGTTTTACAGATTCTTTACAATTCTGCAGTAGGTTCACCAGTGAGTGACTATACGTACGATATTTTACAAGAAATTTTAGTAGACATGGGTATTCCTCGACTAACAGGATCAATTGAAATTAATGATTCTAAGAAGTTGAGTCACACTTATAAAAACTTAAGAGGTACATTGGATAAAGTTTATTATCTATCAAAAGAAGAGCCTAGGACTAACAAATCACGAAAATATTTAGATGAATGGATTAATTCAATTGACTCCATTTATTATAAAGCTACTGGTAAAAAGATCGATTTCAACAACGTGAAAGTTTTATGTCAGCCAAAATTTGATGGAACTTCTGCTATTATGGAATGGGATGGTAAACATGCAGTATGGTTAAATAGAGGAGATACTGCTAAAAATAGAGCATCTGAAATTACTCATATTATGAAAATCTTCAATGATCTATTTTGTGATGAAGATCCTGTTGGAATTAAATTCGAAGTAATGATGACAGAAGAAAACAAAGATCGAATCAATGAACTATATAGACATCGTCAATACAAAAATTCTAGACAGATAGTTACGGCTACTTTGAATTCTAATGAAGCTGATTTTAAAGCAGATTATCTGTATCCGGTACCATTAAGAATTATTAGACCAGGTGATGATATTGAACAGATTCATCCAATGTTATTAGAAAAATTTCCGACAATTATTTGCACTATTGGAGAAAGAGAAAAGATACGTTCTTATGCAAATTCAATTAGATATGTAAATATTAATGGAATGAGATTACGTACTGATGGTGTTGTATTAACTATTCTTGATCCAGATATCCAGAGAATACTTGGGCGAGAAAATGATATTAATAAATTCGAAGTTGCTTTTAAATTTACTGAAGAGACTGCGTATAGTAAAGTAAAAGACATTGAATTTTATGTCTCTGAATTCGGATACATTACACCAGTACTTGTTGTAAATGATGTAATCATGAAAGGTAACACAGTAAATCATATTTCATTATCCAATAAAGAAAGATTTGACGAACTTGGATTATGCTATGGAGATACTGTGAAAGTATTATATGATATTATTCCATATGCAACAATTGATGAATCTTGTGTACGACAGAAAACTGGAAGAAAAATTGAATTTGTAACACATTGTCCTCGATGTCATGAAGAACTTGATTTAAATGCAACTGAAGTTCAATGTAAAAATCCTATTTGTCCTTCACGTGTAGTTGGTCGCGTAATGAATTATTGTAGCTGCTTAAGAATTAAGAATATTGGCTTCCAAACTCTCGATATGTTATATTCCGCAGGTTTACTAAATAACGGAATAAGAAGCCTATATAAGCTAAAAGGAAAAGGCAATAAAATTGAAGATCTAGAAGGATTTGGTAAACTGAAAACCCGTAAAATGATTAGTGAGATTGAAGCAAAAAGAAGATTAAAAGATTATGAATTCTTCGGAGCAATTGGTATTGAAGGTTTATCAACAAAAACATTCCAAGGAATATTTGAAAAGATTAAATTAAGCGATTTCATGGATATGTTTAAATTGAAGAATTTTGATTTACTACATGCTAGATTAGTTTCAATAAATGGTATTGGTGCTTCAAAAGCTGATCTTCTAATTAACTTCTTCAAAGATCCTAAAAATAGGAATGAAATTGAAAAACTTCTAAATGAAATAACATTATATGAAACATTTAACAAAAATTTACAGTCAAAAGGAAGAATTGTATTTACGGGATGTAGACCAAGCGACGAACTTGAAACATTTATATCTTCTAAAGGTTTTGAACCATCTGATTCTTGGACGAATAATGCAAAATGTTTAGTTGTACCTCATAACAGTTATGAATCTTCTAAAGTAGGAAAAGCTCAATCTAAAAACATTCCGATTATTACAATTTCTGAAGTTTATAATTACATTACTAAACTATAGGAGGTTTACAAATGATACATCCTGCTACAAATGTTCATGTCCTCTCTACAGAAGGAGGAAATAATATTGAAGGAGCTATAGAAAGTGTTATTCGTATCTATAGCTCCATTATTGATTATCATGATATAAATGACGGAGTAGATTTCAGTTTGATATTAGCTCAACCAAATATTGGATCTAAGTTAAAGATTACAGATTGGACTGGTTGGACAGATATATTCAGCATCGAACGTCATAAGTATAATGGTAAATGGTATGAAATAACAATTGAAAATGGTAATAACAAGATTTATGTAACTGAAGATGAATTAATTCCAGTATACAAAACAGAAGATGTTAAACGAGGATTCCATGGTGAGATAAAATACTCTTATATTTTGAAATCCCCTTCTAAGATTGAATCCAGCGATTACATGAGATTTAGAAAAGTATACAATGATGATCCTGATTATTCTTATGATTTAACATTTGAACCAGTCATCATTAAAGAATGCAAAGGTCCTGAATATGCATATAAAATTATTACACGATCTAAATTTTATAATGCATTTGGAATGCATTTGTGGGGATGTAATGATATCCCTGTAACCGAAGTTCAAAAATGGTATAAATAGAGTAATTTTAAAATGATATATTATGTAAATGACATCGCATAAATCTATACATAATATGTGATATCGTTCTCTACTTATATCTGTAAAATACAATACAAGGAGGATTATTTACAATGGCTAAGAAGGATAAGATTAAAATTCCAAAATCAGTCCTTGATCTACGTCACAGTCCTAAGAAGTTTGCTAAGAAGCATAATATTAGGATTAACGGGAAAGGATTAAGCAAAGGCGAAAAGAAGAGAAATAAGAAAAGACTTAAGGAAGAATATTCCGAACATGCAATTGAGGGTCTAAATAAGGCAGTTAAGATTCTCGCTGAACATCCTGATCACAAGAAGACTGAAAAGGTCAAAGCAGGTGTTGATAATATCATCAATAACGATGTTGTTATGAAACGTATTGTGAAGTTGTATAAGAAGGATCCATCTAGTTATCCTAACATGATCTATCTTCCTAACATGATCATGAATACGTTAGCATATTACAATTCTGATACTATTACAGATGAAGAGAAAGCGATCGGAGCAGAGCTCGATACAGAAGGACTTATCAAATTCTGCGAAAAGATTCTTAAAAAGGAAATTAAGCGTTATGAAAATGCTGGTATCGCACCTGAAGTTAGTTTCCAGCTTGCCGTGACGATTCCTACCACAAAGTTATTCAAGAATCGTAAATGGTACAAGCATCTGATCTCAACTCTTTATGATATTGCTGAAAAGAGTGATGTTGATGTAGATGCAGTTCTGCGTGCAGTTACTAAGGTTGATAAGAAGAAAGGTATTAAGAAACAGGAATTCCTTGAAGGATTCTTCTCTGAATTCATTCTTCAGAAGAATACCAACAGAATCGCTAAGTTTAATGATTCTCAGAAGCAGTTACATGAAGATCTTATCGAAAGATCTCTTGTATATCTTGATAATCTGAAGAAATCTAAACTTCGTGATGTACTTAAGCAGTATATTAAGAGAAGAAAGAACGCAGAAGAATACAAGAATGATTCTAAACGTGTAATCAAGTTTACAGAGCATGCTAATAGCAATTCTCCTTACGCAAATATCAAAACAGTTGTACAGGATTTGATTGCTGATAATGCATCAAATGAGCTCTACCTTTCTTAAATTATGAAATAGGAGGATTTTATCATGGCTAAGAAGTCTAAGAAAGTTGAAAAAGAGACTAGACGTCTCATGGAAAGTATTGCCGATCTTGTAAAGAAGAAAGGTGACAAATATAAGTTTAAATCTAAGAATAAGAAAGTGATCAAGAAAGTTAAGAAGACTTGTGTTCACTGGATTTATCGCAAAGGTAAGGAAGTACCTACAGTTATTCAGGATCCTAATCGTTCCGGATATTGGAAATGTAAGATCTGCGGTGCATCTTTCCCTATTAAGCCTCTTCCAACAGAAAAAGATTCCAAACGTAATGGTTATGAAATCGCTGCAGATGATATGCTTGGTTTAGTTAATCAGATGCAGTTCTGGTCTGTAGAACTTGGTGGCGACGCAGATGACACTAAGATGTTCATCCGTTTAAAGGAAGACCTTCCTAGATTCGCAAAGGTTTCTAAGCAGATTCTGAAGAATGTTAACAAGCGTGATGAAATGGAAAATAACAGAGCTAGAACAGATGCAATGAGCCAGTTCGATGCATACTCTGGTTTCGGTTATAGAAATTAATCAGTGTTAAAAATTATGGAAGGTGATATTATCATCACCTTCCATAATTAAAATAAAAACTTATAACGTCATATACATTTAATAGTAATAGGGTGAAATAATAAAAGATGAGAGAACATCAATTAAAATTTCATTGAATTAATCTATCTGATTCAAATTCTCAACTTAGTTGGTTATTCAAGATATCTAACAGCAGTCTGATAAACTGTGAATATAAATTGATAGATAATTTATATTGGTTGAGAATTCCTATATTATGGGCCTTTAGCTCAGTTGGTTAGAGCATCCGGCTCATAACCGGACGGTCCCGGGTTCGAATCCCCGAAGGCCCACCATTAATATCAAAGTCACATACAGCAACTAATAAAACAAAATTGCTTATAGCTTCATGAGTTCGAATCTCATACTATTAAACTTTAATAGTTATCCAAGTGGCCAAAGGAACAAGTGACTTATGGATATATTAAAATATGCCGGTATGATGGAATTGGCAGACATGACTGACTCAAAATCAGTTTCCATTAGGAGTAGCGGTTCGAGTCCGCTTACCGGCACCATATGCGTCTTTAGCTCAGTAGGAAGAGCAATGCACTTTTAATGCATGGGTCTGGAGTTCGAGCCTCCAAAGACGCACCACTTCTCCGTATCGTGGGAGATTAATAAAATACACGAGCATCTTATATCAGTGAATAAGATGAGCCCAGTAAAATCTGACGTAATACCAAGCGGTATGAATGTAGTAAATAATCGGGGCTAATCTCTATAGTGATATAGAGCAGTTCATAAGAGAACGGGCTAAGATTAGCGACCTTAGTCGAATATTATTAAACCTTAGCACTCCTCGTGCGAGAGGCATCCTAGCCACAGGGAGTTGGAAGGATGAAAAAAAAGAGGGCAATTAATAAATTACCCAGAGGAGCTATGATGCTCCTCTGGGTAATTTATTTTTACTAAAAGGAGGGATTAATTTATGTTTGAAGGATTCAATAATCATGAAAAGAAAACAATCGCAGATGTTATTATGTGGACAATTCATCACGATGTAATTTCATCCTCATTAATGATGAAAACTTTTCAAATTGAAAAATTCGTAGCACAAAGCACATTGGAGATGTTGTCTAAGATTGAAGTAATTGAAGAAAATGATCAACAACCGGAACTGTATTATGTATTAATTAATGAGGTAGAAAACTTACTTCCAGAAGTTTTAGATCTTCTCATTAATTGTGATTATAGTTTATCTGATATTAAGAAAGCCGTACAAGGTGTACCTAAAGAAGAAAAATATGTTTCATCAAATATCTTATCTGATAAGAGTAGAGATTGGATACCATTCAATGAAACTAAACCAAAACTAAATACACCTATACTGATTCGTTTTACGGATGAATCTACCGTATTAATGGAATCCAAAACAGAAATCGTTTATTCTGAGGATTTAAAAATTGCTATGTGGGATGGTATAGAATTCCATATTATGGCCCCATATCCTAAGTATGATTTTAGTCCATTATCAAATAAAGAATATTTAAATGATGGAGTATTTGTAACACACTGGTCCAATATTAATAGGAAAGATTTGGAAGGATGGCAGACTCGTTTCAATCCTATCAATAAATATAAACATTTGGAATTATCTGTTTCTAGAGAACAAGAGGAGGAGGTTTATAAGGCATTAATTCTTGCAGCCGCCTGCATCATGCGAACTGTGAATGATTGTGCTGCTAATGATCCTACTAGAGATAAACTAGTAAAGGCTCATTCAGTTATGTGTGATCTTCAAAGTGCAATTGACTATGGTATAATTCAAAATTCGGAAGGAGAATAAAATCATGCCTTGGATCAGAAACATAAACAATGAGAAAGTTTACAAACCATCAATTTATACTAAGGAGGAACTGCCAACATGGTCAGAAGTCTATGAAGAGTTTTATCTAAAGAAATATTATGATAAGACTGTCATCAAAAAGAATAGGAAGTTATTTGAGGAGATTAATATTTATTGGAAGATTCCTCATTATAATTTCTTATTAGCAACAGTATGTAATCAATTTAATAAATCTTTATTTGAAGATGAGTCTTTACCTCAGGTAATTAAAGAACTTCTTTCAACTAAACGATTTGAAGAGATTGATAATATAATTGATATTAAATTCGTCTGTCACCCAATAGATGATACTCAGAAGATGATAGAAGAAACTTATCTTGGATTATGTTGTGCTCCTCCAATCTATACCATTCCTCTTCCGAATGGAAATGAAAATCCTTTCATTAGTGATTATACCAGAATCAATATTAAAGACATACAAGAAGAATTAGAATTCCATATTTTGATTTATTGCAGAATTGAAGATAATTTTACAGCATATGATATAGACGTTGAAAGTGATCTATTCAATGAAGTAATGGATGTAATGATATCTAAATACTGTGAATATTTCGAAGGTGATGATATTCCTGGATGGAAAAATCAACATGGAAAAGTAGATAAAAGTACTTATACGCATGAAAGATGTTTAGCAGGTTATGATCCTGCATTGTAAAAAAATATAGGGAGGTGGAATTCCACCTCCCTATATTTTTTTACTTTTTACCCGTAGCCGTGATCACATCACCATTTACTGTAACAGAATCATTTGTATTAGATTCTTTTATCTTCTCCATAGTTTCTTTGTCTGTAGAAACTTTTACACTCAATGAGTTATTATCAGGCGTACTGGGAGTTGTTAATGATGTAATCGTGTCAATCTTTGCAGCTTGATTTTTACACGTATCGTACACCTGAGAAAATGCATCATATTTATTTGTAACGAAATCTGTCAGTTTAGCTTGATCATCGGCTGGTAGAACTTTGCCCATAAATTCGGGCTTATACTTCTGCATAAATTACTACCTGCCTTTCTTTTTTATAATAAATCTGTGAGTTGTGGATTCTTCTCTATATTGATCTTACGCAATTCAACAATCTTCAGAAAATGAGATTTTGGTAAGTGATTAAAAATATAATCAAAAGTTGGATCATTCCTGAAAAGTCTGCCCAATTCCTCTATGAACATTAGATTCTTTTCAATGTTACTTGAACGCTCGATAGGGATCGGGCTACAATAAAAAGCAATCTAGTCATACTGTCAATAGGAATCATTGATCTGTTTTTACACTTAGGACACACGATATCACGAAGAGAGAATCTAAACTGATAAGGTTCAAGCATCAGACGAGTGATTTCAGAAATAGTCTGCCAGTCAACTTCATCAAGAGTATCAAGTACTTTAACTAAGTTATCAGCACCTGTGATTCTGTGGTTAATACCAGTAATTTTATCTTCAATAATGAAAGCTTTAATTGTACTGAGAGTAGCATAAGACATACCTCGAGATACAATTGAAGGATCTATATTTTTAGGATTTTCTAATTCTTTCATCTTAGAATAAATACTATCAAGATATTCATATGCAGAAATATGACCATAAACTGCTTTGAATCCAGATGTATGTAATGTTACAAAATCATTAGATGCTACTGGAGAAGTTTTATAAACTCTCATAATTTCTTCTGTAGTAGAAGCTTCTCCTGTTTCTTTCATTTCTTCAAGAACTGTAGGAGAAATTGTATCCATAGAAAGTAATTCACTAGGACTATAGATCCAGTCATAACTGTGACCACATTCTTTACCATTGTTACCTTTAGAATGACAATCAATAGAAACTACTTCTTTGTCCATTGCAGTCGCACAAAGGATCTTCCAAAGAATGAATTCAAGATCCATGAAAGAAGTCTTGCGTAAGAAGTCTTCAAACTTGGTAACATGATGAACAATTGCATCAGGAACATAATCAGGAAGTTCTACTCCTACTGGAGACTTAACAGTTTTCTTAGTCTTAGGATCTTTATAAAGTAGATATTCTTCCCAAGCACCAATAGACTGATTTTTGATGTGATTGAACGCAATAGACCATTTCTTACGTTCACCATCCAATGTATTCATTTCATTAGAAGAAGAAAGATCAATTACTTCAGGATATGTCAAACCAGTAAATGTAGCTCTATATTTAGATGCAGGAAGAGCTGCAACTACATCATTGGACTTTCTTTCATACTGAGATAGCAGGGCATCAATATTAGATGTATCTGCCTCCTGAATAGATCCAAATTCGAGATCAGAACCTTCAACAATATTCAATTCAATTGTTCTAGATTTCTTAATCTTATCTACTTCTTCCTGACTCCATGCAACCTGATCAAGATTTCTTTTATCAATAACGATTTTTGTATCAATTCCTTCAATACTGTCGCCTACGACCATTTTAGGTTTAATAGGTTCTGCAGAAGGAGTTCCCACTACGTTTTCTGTATTTTCTTCTGTAATTTCAGAAGCATTATCTTCTTCAATAATTTCACTTTCAGTGGATTGAACTTCTTCATTGTATTCGATGAAGGAAGGATAAATTTCTTTAATTTCTTCAAGAATTTTATCCAGACCTTCTTGTGCACGTTTATGATCTGTATCACCTGCACAAATCAACATTCTAACCTGTTCATTTCCAGGTGGAATATGAAGGTTTTTAATATTATGACGCTGCTTAGCCTCTTCAATATTTGCGAGTTTGCGGTTCATGTCGTCCATCGATTCTCTAGACTCCTGAACTGCCATGTCATCAGCAATGTTATGAAGCATCTTATCTTCAGTGAGTTTAACTTCATCCTTATCATATACTGCACCAGGCTGATTAAACTCTGACATTCCTTCTGTTAATTTAGGATCAGGCATCCATGCCTTCTTCTCCTTTTTAACAGGTGCTTCTTCCTGCGGTTCTTCTTTAGTTTCTTCATCAAATTCACGTTTTACATTGCCAGAAACAGGATGTTTACGAAAGATCTCTGCAGGATCAATTTCATGTTCATCTGCATAATCATTCATCATATCCATTACACTAAACTTATTATCAGACATAAGACTGACCTCCTTTAATATTTCATTACGATAGTAGTTTACTGAATTTAATTAATTATAGTGAGCAATCATAAAGATTGTATAATTGAATATTGCCCTTGTGTAACTAATGATAGTTGCTTCTCGCTGATATTGAGATCTGATATCAATAATATCAAACATCCAAATGTTTAGGATATCTCTGATTTCCTTTAACAATGGATCTTTAGATGTACCTATGGATCTATATAAAGATAGTCCAAAATTAATGAATTCACCAGATCCAACAGACATACTCGTTGGATTCTTAGAAAAATAAACAGTAATAATATTTTCAATTATCTTATTAATTCTATTATTTTTTGAGCCATTAATTTGAGCAATATACCCAGCTAAATTATCTTTATCAACTTTACTGTGATCAGCAGCAACTCTAATCATTGATTTATTAATTTCTCCAGTTGCAAACTTATTTGTAGTTTTATCTACGACCTGAGCAATATTAGTTGTAACTCCTTCCTGATCAGCTATTTCGCCATCATCGAAAGTAGAAACATTATTATGCTGAGTAGCATTCTTTTCTACATTATCATAGTAAGCATTTGCAATATTACGTATCTTAGATTTAATCTGATTATTCATTCTTTGCATCAAATCCATATACGTATTATCAGCTCCTATTTTCAATTCTTCTGTGAAGAATGATACAGCAGCATGAGCATCATATTTCAATAATTCCTGGAGATTATTCATACTCTTAATCTTAGATTTATTATTTAGATGCTCTATTGTATAATTCATTACATCTTCTTTTACACCAGTTTTCCAGAATTCTCGATATATCGTAGGATATTCACAAAACGCCCAAATATATTCACAGCATGTAACAATATCTTCATATCCTTTCTGAACGGCTTCCATGAGAATAGACGTAATTAAGATTTTATGCGGGGCATTGTAAACCCAACCAGTGAAAAATTTACTAATTTTTCCATAATATGCTTCTTGAACCATTACATCATAGAACTGTTTGATTTGATCAGGTCCAATATTAAATGTTGAATAAAAGAAATTAGCTTCTTTTTCACCAAATGTAAACATATATACCGGTCCAGATGTACTTAACTGTGTATGATGGTCATCAATGAATTTTCCAGTGAAGTCAATAATTGCATCCTGAATTTTCCTACTTGATAGTGGTTTAGAAACGAATGGTATTTGTAAATTATTTCTAAAATAGAAATTCTGTTTATAAACATCATCTCTCACTGCTTCATCAAATTCCATTTCTTCTTGAAATAGTTCTGCGAGTTCTGGGTTATTCTCAACAAAATGATCTCTCATAAATCGTAAATAATTTCTCATTAATATTCTCCTTTCAATAACTTCACTTATATTTATTGACACATCAGAAATGATATATTATTCTAATAATGAAATAAACACAAGGGAGGAATTTTCTTATATGAAAGTAACATATCTAAGATTAGAAAACGTAGCTGGATTAATAGTAGGATCTAATAAAGATATTCTTGAAATATCATTTGAGAAATCTATAAATAAAATCATTGCAATTGTTTCTGAAAATGGTAGAGGTAAATCGGTATTGATTTCGTCCATTAATCCTTTTGCATATCCAACATCAGTTGATGAAAGATCAACTTTACCTTATATAGCTCCACATAAGAATGGATATAAAGAAATCCATTATGTTGATGGACCTGATAAATATGTTATTAAGCATTATTATAAAGCCAATAAAGACAGTCACAGTGTGAAAAGTTACTTCATGAAAAATGATGAAGAATTAAATGAAAATGGAAATGTTCGTTCATTTGATTCTTTAGTAGAATTACACTTTGGACTAACTCAAGAAATGATGAGATTAATACGTATAGGTACTAACGTTAATTCTTTTATTTCATTAACACCTGCAAGAAGAAAAGAATACATAGGAAAGTTAATTGAGGAAATAGAATTATATTTAAATATCTATAAAAAGGTTAATGAAGATATTCGAGTAGTACGTACAATGATTCAGGCAAATAATACGAATCTTTATAACTGTCATATCACTGATCCAGTAGTAGAAGATGAAAAACTTTCTAAATTAAAAAAAGATATTAGAAAATATGAACAAGAACGAGATCAAATCATTGCTAAAATTTCTAAAATTAATGCTCTTATGAAGGATAATGACATTGATGATTTACGAAGAAAATTACAAGAAGCTGAAATGTCCATTAAAGAATACGAGAAATTATCTGATCGAATAAAAGCATCTGACCTAAGTGATACATCAATCGATGATATTATGAAGAAACGTAGTAAACTAATGGATCAAAAAATTGATATTCAGTCAAGAATTAATTCATTCCGTTTAGCTATTGATTCTGTTTTGAAAAATATTGAACGATTAGAATTGAATATCAAAAAAGTTACATCAAATAATGATATTCAATCTTTAATAAATATTATTCAAAACATTCGTGATTCATTAAACAATACTCCATCATTTATTACATCATTCACACCTCTGGGTGCTACATCAGATGAAATTCATGAGTTATTTACCAAGCTTCAATCATTTAATCAAATAAGTCAAATGATCTATAGTTTAGGAAACCGCCCAATTGATGTATATTTAAAACTAAGAAGTGAAGGAATTAGTATAGAGAAATGGTTAAAAGAACAAGCACAGAAAAATATTAGTAGAATTAATAATACTGATCTTCAAGTACTTTATGATCAATTATTCAAGGATGAAGTAATAATTAGTCCTAATTGTGATACAGAATATGTTGATTGCCCATTCTTTAGACTATCTGAGTTAATGAATAATATAAAATCAAAAGTTGAAGAGGAAACTTTTAATGAAGAAACTTTACGTTATATTCAAATTATCAGTCGTAATATTGATGATATTCTAAATGAATTAGATAGGTTTCAAAAGATTAAAATTCCAGATAAAATTAAAGATTCATTTACAGAGAAGAATCTATTAGATAGACTGAGAGAACACTTATCATTCTTTGAACTGAGTGAATTACATGAATATTTGTCTATTGTAAGAGATTATGAAATATATTCAGAAAACTCGAATAAATTAAAACAGTACGAATATCAGTTATCTATTTATCAAAAGGCTGGAGTAGATAATCATCTGGAAGAAATCAAACATCAACGAGAATTGGCAGAAAAGTATAAATCTCAAATTTCTGAATTACAGGTTCAATTATCTATGATCCAAAATGGGTTGGTTAAAGTTGATGAAGAAATAGCTCTATTAACAAAATTCAATGATAGTAAAAAGTATTTATCTTTAATGGAATCTACTGTTAAATCAACAAAGAAAGTATTAATACCGTTAGAAACAGCTGCTAATGAAAAAGCTGAATATGATTTCCAATTACGTCATATTACAAACGCAATTGCATCTACTCGAGATCAACATCGTATTCTAGAAACAAAAATAAATGAATATAATCGTCTAGTTGATGAAGGAAAGAAACTGAGTAAAAAGAATAAAGATCTTTCTATTATTATGGAAGCTGTGTCAACAAAGAAAGGTATTCCTGTATTCTATATGAAAAGATATCTTGGAAAGATTCAAACATTAGCAAATGAATTATTAAGCATTATTTACGATGATGAATTCAAACTTGCTAATTTCAATGTTACACCAGAAACATTCGAAGTTCCATATATTAAAAATGGCAGAAAAATTCCAGATATTAAATACTCAAGTCAATCAGAAATTGCACTAGCAACAATGGCTTTATCATTTGCACTAGCAACAAACACAAATGGATTATATAATATCTTACTGTTAGATGAAATTGATGCTGGATTAGATTCTAAAAATCGAGCAGCATTCTTAAAGATGTTATACACACAGATGAATACCATTCATGCAGAACAGGTATTTGTTATTTCTCATAATCTTTCTCAAATGGTAAATATTCCAATGGATTGTATATGTTTATCCGAAGATGTATCTGTATCAAAGTTACAAAATATCATTTATGAATAAAAAAATAAAAGGGATCTAAATGATCCCTTTTATTTTTTATGATGTTACAGCTTTAAATACTTCCTGAAATGATCCAAATCGTTTATAACGATATTTTTCTTGAGCTAGTGTCAATCTGAATGTTACTTCTGTATCTTCTGCTGTTTCTGCTCGATTGATATTGATCCAGATTGGAAGTTTAATATCGATTGTTTCACCTTCGTTATGATCTTTCAATAAACAACTAGGAATGAATCTTCCACTATTTAATCCAATCAATACAATATTTCCATCTTCGTTCACTGTACGAATATTGTGATCTGCGACATTATCTGAACAGAATTCTTTTGAGACTATCCATGTTTCTACACATAAATCTTTTTCTTCATTGAATTCAACCCCATTCATTTTACAAATGCTTTTCATAAGTTCTCTTTTCTTTTCAGGCTCAAAGAATTCATTAATTTTGGCAGCTGAGTTTGGAATGATAAAAACATCTCCATTAATTACCAAATTTTCAATGTTGTTCATGTCGATAATAGTTCTTTCCATAATTATTTACCTCGCCTTTCCTTTATTAATTATTTTCACTACTGAAAATTACATTTGTGATATGAACCATATAAACAATCCCATGTCTGTCAACGATCTGAGCCATACCATTATCAAGAATATATAATTCCTTAAGTGTCACATTCTTCTTAAAATCGCCAACCTGAAATTTTGCTCTAGTAATCTTTTCAATATCAAATGAAGATTGATACTTATTAACATCATCACTATGTTTAAGAGTTAAATTAATTGCTGAAGTTATGTTGTTCATATTATGAACCTCCTTATTGTGTATTATTTTATGTATATGATTTACCTTTGTTACATATTAAGAATATATCAATCATTATGAGAAACATACGATAAGGGTGGGAAAATCCCACCCTTATCGTATTATTTTAATTTAAATAATGCTTTATTTTCACGAATGTTCACAACTTTTGAATCATCAGCAACTATATTTTTTATAGAAGTATCAGAAATGTCATTTTTCAAAAATAGTTCTCCATCTGTGTCTGTTTCTAATAAATATGTATTGTTACCATGAGATGTAGCACTAATCATTTTTATACCTTTTAAATTTAATTCTATTTCAGATATTTCTTCTCCGTCAATAAATCTGAAAAGAATGTTACCACAACCGGCATATTTTAAATGATTTACTACTTCCTGTAATCTTTCTTTATCAGAAGACGCCGAAGACTTAAATAATCTAGCTGCATGAAATAATGAGCATGAAGGATTTACCCAAGGTATTATAGAACTATCTAATTCAATAAATGCTCCACTTTCCCAAACAATTAATCCTTCATGAATAGCTCTTTCAATTCTCATTTCAGCATACCAATCAATCATATCTCGATGATAATATTCAAAATATTTATCAATTTTAATACCATTTCCTTCTGGAATATGATATTCAATATGATTCAAATTATCCTTAAATAACTCATATAGTTTAGATTCATGAATACCAACAGGTGTAGAAAATAATATTCTATCTTCTGTATTATCGTTATTAAAAATAATAATTTTACCTTTATCTCCAAAAATAATATTTCCAGGTTTAAATCCTATTAGCTGATCTAAACTTTCAATTATTAAAGTTCCCTTAATAAATAAAACTTCGTCATTCAACTCGTTATGAGTAGAACGGATTGAAGATTTATTTACTAATCTAATAGTACCAGACTCTTCAATAGTTAATGTTGATCCTCTGTCTATAGTAATTAGAGAATTTTTACCATCCACAACAATAGTACCATTTACATTACAAAATCCTTCATGATAACAATTATCAATTACTACACCTAAGTACAATTCAGGACGTAAATAACGATATCCTTGATAATTTTCACTAATGTATAGAGTACATCCCTGATCTACTTGGAAACTTTCAACAACTTGTAACTCTTCGATTATATTTTTTTGACGACCTAAAACAGATAATTTGAAATCACCGAGAACCATTTCTCCCCATGTAACTGCAAGTTCGATTACTTGGGATTTGGTTAATGGAGATCCATATCTCCATCGATAACTTACGCGACCAATAAATGAATTATATTCTCCTTGAGTATAAGGATTAATAATTTCCTTTCGTAGATCCTGTTCATAATCAGTAATACTATATACTCGTTCACCCAAATTTAGATCTTCTACATTTACATGAGCAGCACTATCAATATATATACCGTCGTTATTAATAATATTATCTACTACTGATAGTGTTACGTTAATATCACCATATATTTCAACCGTAGAACCTTTCTCAACAATGATGTTACACATTTCATCTACAACTAATGTAGAATCGCTATAGAGTATTAGTTTTCCACCATTATTAACTATAATCTGAGATGATTGAGTCATGTTCAAAATTCCATGAATATTTAAACATCCAGCGTTGATTATCAATGTATCATCGATAATTAATTCTGTATCATTAATAACGGTGAAATTATTATAAGGCTTCTCAGGATGGGATTCAATATCATTAGTAATGTGAAATATTCCAGTACCAGTACGAATGCTTCCACTCTCAGTAAATATATCAAACCTACAGTTTTCTCCATTTACTTCGTTACAAAAAACATTGATGACACCATCTCCAATCCCATAATAAGAATTAGATTTTTCATGTGGAATATATTTATTCAATAAACGTTCGTTTTCAAATTCAATTAATGTTGGTTTATTTAAATTCATTTTAATCAAACCTCCCTAGAAAAAGTATTAGATAATTTATACTCGAGTTCAATTATGAAATTCTAAATCAAAAAATAAATAGGGATGGAAATTTCCATCCCTATTTATTCAACAGATCTATCTTATTTATAATTCGTCACAGCAACCTTGTGAATACAATATTGCACTATCGTGATTTTCTCCTACATCTGATTTCACCGTAACACTAATTTCTATTTCATCAATCAACTGATCATTCAATTCAGTTACAAGCTCATCTACGACACTTTTAATGATGTTTCTGTTAATAACTGAATTACTAGCGTTCTTAGGTTTATGACCATCATATTGTTTGCGAGTGATTTTATATACTTTACTCATTTCCATCCACCAAACCTTTCTGTTTAGTTCTAATACGAATAAGATTCATGTAATCATACATTCCTTCAAAACGTACATAATTCTCACTGATCACATCATATTCCATTTCCATCCATACTGTTTCTAATAGTTCAAAGAAATCATCATCTGCCGTACAACCACCCTGATCTTCACCTATATAAATCAGATCGATATTCATTTCCATACACACTTTGAGAATATTGTAGGCAAATGGTGATGAATATTCTGGAAAACTCATCAGAACATAGTCATATTCTTTACCGTACTTTTTAACTGCTTCCACACCATCAATCTTTTCTATGTCTATATATTTATGTTTGAAGAAATCTTCCCATGCAAAGTTATCAGTGACTTTAATATCAACTCCTCTTTTCTGTAATTCAGCAGCTAAATATGCGGATCCACATCCTACTTCTAAAATTCGTTTACCATCAAAGAATTTTACCATATCATCTATTAATTCCTGATTTAATAATGAATATCCGTACAATTTAATATATTTTGATCTGATGCGAGATGCTGTTTGAATTCTATTGAATTTGTCACGGTGTGTAATAGGAACACTTGATATGGAATGACGAAGTTGTGATACTGTCGGTAAGATTCCTGTATTTACTTGTCTTACGAACCATTTTTCCGGATAATCTTCTACTAACTTTCCATAGAGTAATACATTCAATGCTTTGCAAATAGATGAACAATGTTCTTGATTTATTACAGAAAATTTGATATCAATGGAATCAAGGATATCATTTATTGTATTACTCAAACAACCGTGATAATATGGGATATTTTCCTTATCATCATATAAATACTGAACCATTACCTGTACATTTTGATCTGGCAGCATTTCTTCAAATGTAAAGTCGCACATCTTCACTGCATAACTTGCGTCTTTATCTTTCTTAATAAGACTAGCTGTGAGTGGAAAATCTAAACTGTTACAAGTAATTCCAAAGCTTGTATTACCATCTGCACTGTTTCCATATGTTGGATATGAGATATTGTTCTCGTCATACTTAAGAGATTTAATTAAATTAAGTAGATCTCCAAATCTAAAAATTTCTTGATTCATATTATGAACCTCCTTTTGTTTTTATTATTTTTCATCTTGGTTACATATTAAGAATATATTATACAAAAATCAGCTAATACGAATAAAAAAATAATAGGAGACCGTAACGGTCTCCTATTATTGAAATTATTTTTGATTTTATTTATCGCTAAGGATAGCGAGAGAGATGTTTTCAATTGGACTTACGTCATACTTAATAGCAGAAGTTGTTCTATCAATAAGCATGTTTATAGGCGAGAAACCTGCAAACATATCCCAAAACTCTTCCATTTCAAGTCCTAATGTATTTAGTACATCTCCATCGAAGTCGGCATTGAGACCTGGGAGGATTGCACTAGGTATGGCTAAGGTGTAATCCTCTGCATCCGGTTTAATCCTTCTGACTCTCATTAAAAGTATACTTCCGAACGTTATTGTTGGATTTCTGTTAAGAATAATCTTAATATTATCATTCTCAACTATTCTGCACATTACACCATATACGTATGGATCAAAGTTAAATTTACTTTCTAAGAAATTTGTTGCTTTTGTAATAGTCCAACCTTTATCTTTGATGATATAAGCAAGGATATGTCCTTTAAACTGCTCAATAAAAGCTTTATAACTCATATCAACTTCATCAATCTTGAGGGTGGGATCTAATACTATGACTTGTCGCATTATCTTCATACTGTATCGCAACTACAGTACCGAGCTTTTAACTCTGCTACTGCTTTCGCAGTACGACAGTAGAATTTCACTACTGAAGAACCATTACGGTTGATGAGACTATATCTTCATCATATATTCTGTTACCAAATATATGATGTCCCTCCATTTCCCATTACTATATTAATATTACTATTAATAACCTCCATTAGCTTTGAGGGGTAATAACCACTATATTATACAACGTATTTCTCGTTATACATAGTTAGGTTAATAGTCGTTGAACGTTGTTCTGCATTAATACAGAACCTTCGCTGCCTATGATTATCCAATCCTAAATGATTTTACCATCCGATAGTCGTTATACTATCTGCTACACTGTACATCACTGTCAGCTGCGGTTATTTAGGCTCTAAGGAACTTCCGGCAATTAAAAGGAAGCAGGCCAAACAAGTTTATTCATCTGATTGCTGATTTAATTCATAACCAAAGATAAATTCTTCTTCAATTTCATATTCTTTTTCTTTTTCAGAAGATTTATCTAATTTACATCGAAATTTTTTCTTGGAAGGATTTAGATAATTATTATCTCTGATACGCCATTTAATATAATTAATATTAGCTTTTGTATCAGGTAAACCTACTATCTGTAAAATTTCTTTTTTACTTCGTAATCCTCTTTTTAGTAATTCATCTATCATATTATTTTGCTCTTTAGAACGATCTCCATATGTATTAAATTTTGGAATATTATATTCACTTCTAATTTCATTCCAATTTCCGTTATATTTTATTCCACTAACAAATGCAGTCGTAACATTTAATTTCTTAGCTATATGATAGATGGATTTACCTTTTTCTAACATTTTACAGACTTTTCTAATAGTCTTTTCGTCATGTGATGGTTTTAAACCAGTTTTCATAGCATGTTCAATATTTTCTTTGAATGATACCCATTCAAGATTATCTACACAATTGTTAGTTTTCACTCCATCAATATGATTCACTTGAGGTTTATTTTCTGGATCAGGGTTAGGGATAAATGTTAAGGCTACTAACCTATGAACACTATAATGTTTATCCTTTCCATTAATACTTAATGCTACTCTTGGATATCCACCTCGCGTATAATCAATATGAACTCGCAATTGTTTCCCAGTAACAATATTTCGAACATTACCATATGAACTGATTTCATAGTTTGATTCAATACCATCAGTTTTAAATCTCTTCCATTCTTCTTTCTTTGATGTAAACGATTCATAATCTTTATAATCAATCATGTTTAAATTCCTCCTTCATATTTTTTACTATTATGTAAGAAGAAATTTAATTTAAAAATCAGCAATTTATACAGGGATAACCATGTCGATAAAACCTGAAAAATTGTATTCTCCGCCTAAAACATTGGAACGGATCCAGCCATGTTTGCTATCGAGCAGACTAAATGTAAGTGACCAAAGTTCATTTACTCTCATTTGAGCTTGATATAGATAAAGTGGTACTTCAATTGGGTTAGCTCTTTTAAGGTTAATAGTAATATTTGTTAATGGATGAATCTGTCTATCCTGTCCACAGAAGTAGTATGATTCTGGTGTAAGTCCTTCTGGTCTTAACACTGTTGAATATACAGGAATTTTAGATGTCCAAACAATATCTTTATCTTCAATAAGAGAATCAATAAGATCAGCTTTTTGTTTTCTTTTACTTTTATAATACAACATAATCTCTTCAAAGTTTTCATAGAAAGCTTGCATGCCGATGTTATGATACATTAAAGAAGTTTTCTTAACCTCAATAGTATCATTATGTTTTCTAATAGTACCTGAAGATGTAATCAGATTCTCATTAGAAATAATATTCTCCAGATTCTTTTTAGAGATAGCCGATTGTAATCTCTGATAGAATAACGGATTTATTAGCTTATATTTTCCGAAATTAAGCCATCCCGTATACTTGATGTTCACATCTTTATATTCGATTTTGGAACCACATTGAGGGCAGGTTTCTCCTTCAAATGCAGCACCAATATACTTCCCACATTTACAGGACCATTTATCAAGAAATTCATTGGTCTCACCGTATGTGGAGCCAAATCGTGGACTTCTTGGACCGTCCATGTTTCTTACAGTTTTATCAATATCTGAATATGGTGTCTCACTGATTAAGAATCCTTTGTCATTGATAATATCATACATACACTCGGATTCTAAATTCATTCTTGAAAATTTAATACGCATAATTTATCATACCTCCTTTATTTATATCTAAATAAATTCGTACATTTTTCACATTGATAAATTGTGTCATATCCTTCTCCGTATATTTTCAATGTAGTATTCATGTTATATTGCCCTCCAACTAATTGATGACAATGTGGATACTCACCATATAGTTTCTTTCCATCGTCCATATGATGAGAAGGATATACGAATGGAATATCATTAATAAGAATATTACCTTCAATCTTTTTAGAAATAATGGAAATATTAATATCTTTAATTTTAAGCTTCAGATTATTTATTTCATCTTCTAATGATTTTATTTCACGAGATGTTTCCTCATATTTCTTACAATCATCTTCAGACTTAAAGTACTTTCCATCATTAGCAATGTAAAATAGTACTTCTGTCATATTTAGATAACCTCTTTAATATTCAATTCTTTTCTGTATCTTTGTGATCTTATTCTGGACTATAATAGCCATTGTTTTGTCATTATTTTTACTCATACTTTTATAACCAGAATTATCAGCTGAATCCATTTTCACATATAACCAATTTTCAGGATCAACAATTCCATTCTTCATCAAGATAGATCTCTGAGCAGCCGTTAACTTTTTACCGTTCTTTGCCATAATTACCTTTCCTCCATAAATGTGTTAAAATATAGAGATGGGAGAATTTCTCCCATCTCTATTGATGGTTATATTTTCTTAAAGCATTCTCTGATCACATATGCGTCCCATAAAGAGTTATGTTTTGCATTACAAAGTAAATCTTTGAATATAGAATTATTTCTAATGGATGACAACTCTCCATTTGTTAAAAATCCTTCTCGGGAAACATCCGGATCAATTCCATTACACTGAAAAGCTGTACATAAATCTGCAGGAATATAGTAAATACATCCTTGTAGATCTTTTGCATTACCAGATTTACAGATTAGATTGTTAAATAATACCCAATCATATGCTAAACAATCGGAGTACATCTGAATTGTCTGATTTGAAATCTTTGCTTCTCTTTCAAGCCATTCGGTTAACATCTCATGGATTTCTCGAGAACTACCTGTCATCATAACATTCATATGAATTCCATCAAGATGACATTGTTCTACTTTAACTCCTTCTTTGAATAACAGATTTTCTACAACATGTTCTTTGACAAAATCATCAACCTGTGAACGATCATAATCATTGAATTCAGCATAGAAATAGTGTCCATTTTCAGTAATACAACCGATAGAAATCAGTGTAGTTGTCTGATGTAATCCAGTAAATTCACAATCGAAATATACTGGTAACATATCACGTTTGTCCATGTAAATAATCTCCTTCCTTTGTTAATCTTCCATACTGATACTCTCTAAAGAAATGGAAGTATTTGCTAAGATTAAGAAATTGATAAGTTGTTTCATCATTTCTCTCTTATTAATTGTAATTTCCTCATCTAAGAGTTTTGGTTCTTCATACAGAACGAATCTGTATTTACTATTTGCAAAAGTGATTAGAAACTTCTTAATGATATCTGGATTCATATCAATGATTGTAGAGTAAAAATGTTCAATTAGATATAAATAATCTGGATCATTATCCAAGTATTTAGTATCTTTGAGATAAACTTTTTCTCCTACAGGTGTTTCTTCAATATTTGCAGTAATAATCAGTGCCAATGTAGAATCAAGCAACGTATCTTTAGTAACATTGAAACGTTTCATGATATCTTTACGCATGATCAATAACAGTTTATGCCAACCAATGTTCTTTAGAAGAGCAAATTCTTGAGCCGATAATGTATGATTAAAGAAATAAATCTCAATCATCTGTTGTTGTAATCTGTTTGGTTTCAAATTACGTCTATAATATTCAATTTCTTCAGGCGTAATTTCTTTCTCATACTTTTTGAATAATTTATCAACTAACTGATCCATATCCATAGTACAAGTGAAAACATATCCTTCATTTACTTTCATTTTTGATGCACGATAACGGTCATTCTTAGAATTACCATCTGCATCAGGAACTATCGAGGTCTCTATGAGATTTCTTCGGAAAACTTGCATTACGAAAATACTAATATGAGTATTAACAATGCTAGCTAGGAATGAAAGTACTCTCTCATTTGGTTGTTCCTTTACTCTATTCCATGTTTGAGGTAATTGGAATTTTACCATATTATCAATACAAATGTTTCTGGTCATAATTTGATTAATAATAATAGACTTGTCCTTCATTTATCTTACACATTGATTCGCAACATCAATGCAGCAACTTAATGCTTCTACTACTCTCGTAGTACGACATCTGTATCTCAACAGATGAAGTGACATAAATGTCAGATGAGACTATATCTTCACCATATATTCTGTTACCAAATATATGATGTCCCTCCATTTCCCATTACTTCGTTCCTTGTCAAGGTTTACGAACCTCATTAGCTTAGGCGGTACTCTACTGACTACATTGTGTAAGTTGTTTAAATTCTATACACGTAGTTGACCGATAGTCGTTGAACTTTCATCTCTTATTCAGAGATGATTAGCTGCGACGATTGACTCTATATCTAACTTTTTTACTATACCTTGAAACATTACTTCTTGCCACTAACTCATCACTGAATTAGTTTAGTAGTTAGATCTTAACAAGTCTTCCCCGCAATTAAAAGGGAAAGGGTTCAAACATAAGTCAGCCCTCAATCTCTTGTTGTTCAAAGATGCTTCTATTGAAAGACATTGAAGACGAAACCTTTGAACTGATGTACATGTAAATTTTGTTATAAATGTCAAAATCCCATTCAAACAAATAGAATGTATCTACATAAAATCTGTAGAATAAATCAATATTCTTCTGAATATTGATTGATCTCATTACAGCGAAATGATTAATAATAAATGAAAGAATCTTAATACAGAAACTAATTTGAAGCATTGCTTTTACATGAACATTTAAGAATTCCAAAGATTTCTTTTTACGTTGCATGATAGAAATCATATCAGGATTAGTAAGATTCTTACTGTTTTCAGCTTCTATATCATCAACATAATTCTCTTCTACCATTCGTGTAATCTTTTCTTTCATTGAATCTGTGAAAATAGTCTTATAACACAGATCTTTGAATGCATCAAAGTTTTTCATAGTATAAGAGATATTATCCACATCAATGAGATACTTGATACGAAATAGAGCAGTGATTAATTCACCCTCTTGATCATACATAGTCTCAAAGAAATTCAATTCCTCACACATTCTTGGTAGATAAGATGAATACGATAACTTAGTGACTTTCCATTCATTCAACGCAGCAATATTTTCATTATTCAAATGAGCTAACTCTTTGTCAAATTTGATGATCATTGTTTTAGGTACTGAATGAAAACGGACATCATCTGGATGTATCTTCCATTTTATCCAATACGATTCCCTCCCATTAGGGAACTGATGTTTCTTGTATTCCCATCTAGGAATTTCTTCCGGCTTTTCGACCGGTTTTACTGATGTTAATTGTAACATATTAGATATTTACCTCCTTTAAGTTATATTTTCGAAAGCATCTTTCAAGAAGTTCATATCCATTGCAGTTGTAGTTCCTAATCTAATGAATGGATGTCTAGTCATCAGATCTGGTAAATCATATTTAAAAGTTTTTAAGTTATCAATGTAATTATATCGATAATCACTTGCAACTAAAACGTGAGAATATGTACCAGTTAGAATTTCTGAAGCTTCTTTTGCTAGTTCGATATCCGAGAATATATACGTAAAATTATTATCACATTTCTCAATAGCTTTACGTAAATCTCCATGTAAATACTGGCAATTGATTCCTTGAAAAATATTTTGGCAATCTTTCTTTATGAACGGCTCTTCGTGTTCACTGTAAACATACACTGGAAAGTTCATATGCTGTTGTCGATATACATAGAACATTCTATCTACATTAAGCATCGGACTTAACGTATAGATAGATTCATCATCTTTCATTAAATCGAATAATAATTTATCCAATTCTTTAGGATCTATTTGGTGTGCCCAATCCAATTGCTTCAATGGATTAATATATCTTCGATTCTTATACCATTCTATTATTGACGTAATAGAAAAATCCTTGATGATATCTACTGGTAATCCATAAGTTTTTTCAGTAAGAATCATTTTAATTACCGTATATAAATACGCTGGTTTTACGATATCATGATACTGAAGAAACATTCCAGCTCCGCCAACAAAGAAAACTTTTGTATCAAATGTCAGACTATTTTGAATCAAATAATCCCACCTCCTTCTTCATTTTTGGATAAAAATAATACACGGGAGTTTTAAACTCCCGTGTATTATGTTATGTCTTAATTTGGAACTTGGTAAGAATCAAATGATTGAGAAGGTCCACCATATGAATTATTTTGTTTAGGTCTGTTATTATACTGCTGATTATTATTGTTATAAGAATTTGGACGTCTGTAGTTATTATTGTTATATTGCTTATTATAAGCACCCTGCTGATTTTGTCCGCCGTTCTTATTACCACCATTCTCATTGAGTTTGGCGTAATCGTCAGTAAGTTTATCAAGATGACGATCTGCATTGATACCAGTTAAGTATCCTTCAATAGTCATCATAAATGCACCTAAACCACTTTCAATGGTTCTAGTCATGATATTTCCATTCTCTTTCACTTGCTGCTTAATTGTCTGGAATTTAAATGGAATTGTGACATTATTCTTCGTAATACTGAATACAGTTTCCATTTCTCCATCGACACCAAGTTTACGTTCCAAAGTCAGACTTGCTCCTAAACAAGGAACAGATAAATTTGTTTCATTAATCTTTCCATCTAAGATATCTTTAGATGTCTGATACAATGCGTATGCACCTTCAAAATTAACTGTCGTCTGCTGTCCATGTTTACTATCATACTGAGAGCGTCCATTCTGATCCTTTCCATTAAAAGGATATAACTGAAAACTCAAGTTAGTATTATAGAACTTGATGTTCAAACAAGAAACTCCTTCGCTATACATGTTTCTGATTTGGGTTGATGTTGATGGTCTGTTGTTATTGTTTGCCATATAAAAGTTCCTCCTTCACTTGTTGTACCATTGTTATATGAGTGATTATTTCTACCTCGAACTCTTCATACTGATAAAGTTTTGGACTATACTTTCTTAAGAAATTACCAGATACTTTACCATCTTCAAATAGTTCATATACTTCTTGATTGTTACAATATTTTAGAAATTCCATCGGTCCTACTTCTGTAACAAATGGACTATATGCGGTTAACATGTTTCTTATAGTCCTATAATATTCTCTGTCATCTTCAATAACAGTTTTCATCTTTGAATTAATATCTTTTGAGATAACTGTCAAGAAATTATGCTTTGCATTGAGAATAAAGAATTCATATAATCTTCTGAATGCATATTCGATTTGATCTCTATCAAATTCTTCAGAATCAATTGTCATAATTGTGATTGACAATCTTTGCTCTAAAAGATTCTTCATCAATGAAATAAATCTGTCATGAATAATATCAAGAGCATCTTTAATATCTGATGGATGCTCCTCACCAATATCATCATTTACAGCTGAAATTGATGCGTGTAGCTGCTCGTAGAAAATATCTACATAATTTGTCCTATCATCAGATCCAATATAATCATTAAACTGATCAATTATTGATTCTGCGATTGTGTCATATGGATATTCTCCTAAGAAAGCAGATTTTTCAATTAATTCAGTATGGTCAATTGGTTCATCTCCACCTGACATTGAATCCATTCCCGTTTCTTTAAAATCCATAGAAATTCCAGTTGTTTTAGATCCATTGGATTCTTGTAAATATTGAGCATTCCATGGATCTGTCCAATCAATTTCATCACCACGAATGCTATAAGGTAATATTGCCATATTTTATCACCTCTCTTTTATTTGAATATTACCAATAAAATGTTCTTCTCTTAATTAGTTTTTATAAACTAATTAAACATGATGTGATACTTGCGTTTCCATTAGGAGTCTTCTGTACGATATCTTCAACTTTCAATGCATCTAATACTGATTTGAATGAAGATATTACATCAGAAATGATGAGATCATAATCAATTAACGGAATTGCCCATTCTGGAATTTCTTTTGCTGTATTAGGAATACATAGATATTTCAATCCAGACTTTTGTATATCTTTATCAGGACTCATAAAGATCTTTTCTTTAAGTTGCTCATATTCTGTTGGATATTTATATCGAATCTTTTCAATATCCATAATATTACTCACTGACAACTTCAGAATATATACTCGATCTAATGAGTTAATCTTTTTATCTGAATACATCTCATTCCAAACAGCTGCTCCTCTGAATACTGGTAAACTCCAAGCTTTACTAACTTCTTTACCATTATCATCATATGATTTAGAATATCCTTCTTTTGCTTTATACTGCTGAACTTTTAAGAATCTAATACCACCATTTTTCAAGTCATCATGAATCTCTCGTTCAAATTTCTTCAATTCAGCCATCATTTCATGAAGTTCTAGATCTTCTGAATACAAGATATGATCACATAATAACTTTTGGAACTTCTGAGATACTTCATCCGTAACACCAGCTTTAATAAAGTCAACACCTTTGATTTCAGGTTTAAACGGATATATGATGTTTCCTTCTCTTAGTACAATAGATGCTGCGTATCTCTTCTTAACTAACATTAAGAAGAAACGTCTAAACATAAACTCATTCTTCATGGTTAATTCAGCTCTTGAAGGTTCATCCATATTATGACATCTTCCATAGTAATCAAGAATTTTTGCGACACCTCTATCCAAACTAGCAGCCAATACATTTACAAGTATCATTTCGTTATACATTTTCTTCCTACCAAATGTTTCATTTGGGAATATCTTATTTAATACAAATGATACAAAAAGATCTGCATTAATGATATTAGAGTCAGTATCAACAAGAAGAACTGTATTTCTCATGTGATTATTCAATTTGATTATTGAGTCAGGCGTAAGATATTCAACAAATACAAATTGAGTCATAATATCAATGAATTTATTCATATCTTCTTTAATACATTCAGGAATATCATATGGGTCAAGAAACATCTGTTTCGACATCCATTTATTATATTTCTCAGCATTTTCAAATTGCCCTGTAAATTCAGATGGTACCTCATTTATAGATGCTTCATAATTCGGTAATGCTGATAATACTGAACTTAAAAGATTTTGAATCTTCGGATGTTTATATATCAAATCTTTAAAATTATTTGCATAATAAAGATATGTTAACTCATCTGATGTTCTATTATTTACATATGCATCAATTGCTGGAATGTCGTCTAAACCAAGAGTTACGAAATGTATCTTAATACGTCTACTTACTTCTGCAGCAGTTGGACGTTCAATCCATTTAGGAATTTTTTCATCCTTTTCAATTACTTTATTCATCCAATCAAAACATTCATCAATATGAAAGAATTTATGATTGTCACCAACATAACCCTCGAAGAATGCTGCCATTGTTGTAATAATTGACTGTGCCATTAGGGTTGTTGCTGCTGGTGAATACTTTGTATAGAATGCCGCTGTAGGAGCTCCTGATCCTCCATATTCAGCATTCATAATAACTTTCTTGTTATTCTGATCCAAATCTAATGATGCATATTCATCTGAACCTGGTTTATATGAAAACATTTTCTTTTTAACTTCTTTTCGTCCTCGTTTTAATCCTCGTAACATATTAGATGTAGGGGACAACAGTTCTTCTGGTTGACAATAGAAAGTTCCATTGCCAGAAATAACTGGATTTTCTTTATCTATCCACCCACATAATTTAGTTAATGTTATTTCAGCATTATCTCCAGTGACGTTATTATCCATAATAATAGTTGGATCTTTCAGATGGTTCTTCATTATAGATTCAATTGCATCTTCAACGTCAGATTTCTTTAAAGAAGGATCCATTTTCATGATCGTTTTTGTTGCAATTGTTAAATATAATTTCTTAAAGTACTTCATTTATTCATCACACCTTTTTCCTTTCATTTTTATCACTTATTACTTGGATAATATATCTTCAAAAATTAAAGAGTTTAGAACATGAGGATGGAATATTCCATCCTCATGTTCTATCATAATGATTAATTTTTTAAAACATAGAATTGCAGTTTATTTTTTGGACTTGTTTTCATTAATGTTACCTTTGTACAATTCTCAATAGGATCAAAATATTTGTACAATTCTGTCACAGTTATAAATTCAATTATATTCATCATTTTTTCATTATTAAGAATTTTAGAATCTATAAACAATGGAAATAGTTGCAGAGGATTATCAATTGAAATGAGACTACTTGATACATCAGTAAATTCAATTTCTATACCTTTCAATGTATATGATGAAGATACCTGATTAGAAAACAATGCTAAATATTGGAGAACCGCTTGATCTACTACAAAATCAAAATATTCATCTTGTACTTTATTATCTTTAAAAAGTTCACAATTTCGATCTTCTCTAAAGTAATTGTTATTGTTATTTAACCCAAATTTTGTTTGTATTTTGTCATCAACTCTAAATCCATTCTTATTAGAAAATATTTTTAAAACAATTTGTAATAGTTGAATATTTTCATCTTTAAAAATAGCAAATTCTGGTTGGTTAATATACCTTTTAATTAGTTGATGATTTATAAATTTATCAACTAATTCATCATTGATACGTTTTACGAATTCACTATCTGATTTAGTAATATCTTTTATTGAGCGAATTGTAGGTATTAAAACATGTGGAACAGGTTCTTCTTTCTTTTTAAACATGTAAATATATTTAGAATAAATCATAACTCCTACTGCTTGTCCAACTGCAATTTGAAAGTTTTCGCATTCTTTTTCATTTTTATGAAACATTTCCATGAAAACATCTTTAATTGACATATTTTACTCCACCTTTCTTTAACCTATATTAAATTTATTAAAACATGTAAAGGAGCGATATTAAATGTATGATGTAATTAAAATGACAAATCCTCATAATTTTACAAATGCTTTATACGAAGAATCAGCTTTCAGTAATATTGCATCTGTGAATAATGAACAATTCTTTTCTGAAGCAGTTTTTATTGATGGTAAAGAATCTCTTCAGAAGTGTGTAGAATGTATCCAGAAAATTAAAGATGAATTGGATAAACAGGTACAAATACAGATTGACAGTGAAAAGGCTGTTAAAGAAGCAAGAAAAAATAGAAGTAAAGAAAAGCTGGAACTTAAACCTTTTGATCCTAAAGCTTTTTGGAAAAATACTCTATTTAAAGATTTAGAAGATGAACTTGCTAGAGTATTTGGATTTAGATTTGTTTCCATCAATCCATATAATGAAAGGTATATCTCAAGTCAGAAAACATTCGAATCCAGAATGTTGAATGCATATGTAGGACACATCGATAGATTTCCTATTGAGGGTCTTGTAACTGATAAAGGTTTTTATGATAAAACCAAATCAATCACTATGGAAATCTATATTACTCTTGGATTACTTTCAGCACTAACTGCAGAAGAAATTATGGGTGTTATACTACATGAATTTGGTCATTCGATTGATCCTGCAATTGTTGATATCAAATATATTGAAACAAATATTCTTACCAAGTACTTGACAGATCGTAAGAAAGAAATCAATAAGAATGAAAAACGCCATATGGAAAAAAGTAAACGAACTGTTTACAAAATGTTTCTAAGTGCGATTTCCTGGATTAAAGGATTCTCTATTTTGGATATCTTCAGTAAGAAAGGTAAAGAGAAGAGAGATCTTGACAAGATTAAGAAAGCATTAGAAAAAGATAAGAAAGAATTTACTCGTCAGGAATATGGAGAAGCATATGCTGATAACTTTGCACGTATGTATGGATTCGGTCCTCAACTTGCAAGTGCCTTTAAGAAGATGAGTAAGAATCAGGAAAAAACGATTAATTCTCGAATCAAGAAAGAAAAGATCAGACAGAGTATAATTGTTTCAATCACTCTTGACTTGATTAATGATGTTCATAAAACTGACATCCATAGAGTCCGTGCATTAATTCGTGAATATAAAGAGGATTTAAAAGATCCTAATATACCTGAAAAAACTAAGAAACAAATTGAAGAGGATCTGAAAGAGGTTGAGAAAGTCCTTGATGAATATTTAAATAACTTCAGTGAATTCCAAAACCGTGTCAATCAGTTGATTAATGAAGAATTAGAAAAGAAAGAGGATAATTAATTTTATCTTTTCACAGTACTATTTAATAATCAAAAAAGCTAGCTTGCCGCGGTAAAATATATTTTTAGTTCATTCAAGGATAATTTCAATAATGAAAAAGTAAGGAATAATTATATATGGTTGCTAACGCACTCCATAGTGTAAATGGTACTTGGGATATCCCAAGTACCATTTACACATATATCTTTTAGTATCCTTTATAGCCTGGCTGCTTACGTTGTTCATCTAACATTCTATTCCTGATTTCGGCTTCAATCTCCGCTTGCCTAATTCTTTCCTTTTCAGCCTGGAGGGCTGCTTCTATTTTAGCCTGTTCCTCACTAGTGAATTTCTTATCGTTACTCATTTTATATAACTCCTTTCATGATTTATTATATGTTAATTTAATGGCTATTTATTCCATTAAAAGGACATTCATTGCAAAATAATTCTATCAAACATGTATTATTATAATTCTTACATTTACGTGTGAAATTTTCCATAATAAATACAGCTTCTACTACATCTCCTTTATTCATTTCATTATTAAATTCTTCTAAAGGAAATGTTTCTATTCGTGATTCTTTTTCTTTTATTAATCTCTTTACTATAAAATGATGTCTTATGTTTCTTAAAATTCTTATCATATTTTTACCCTCCATAATATATGTCCCAATAATATTTATAAAATTATGGGCCCTCTCTTTATTTTATTATGGGGATAATATATAATTATTAAAATTCATATATTAAAAAATCCATTAGCGGTGCGAAGGCTGCAACTTCGGGTTTACAAGAGACGGAAGCCCCGGTGTTCCAGTACGAGGACGAAACCAGAAAGTTCAAGAGGCACGCGAACGCACCGCAATTAGAACCAACGTCCGAACAACCGCCGAACAGGGCAAACCTGATATCGGTGGTTCTGAACCAACCTCCGTCGCAATATTTCGTTGTTGAAGAACCATTGAGCGTGCTCATGAAGAGACCGAAATCGTTGACTTTCCTTCTTACTATACTTAAAGCGAATGGAAGACTGGGGCAGCCCCAGTCTTCCATTCGCTTTTACACCGAACGTGCTCAGTGCTTTTACGTTTTTTTTCTTTCTGGGAGAAAGAAAGATAATGTTAAGTAATGTAAAGAAAAGCTTTTAAAGAAGCGAGAAAACGAAATAATATGGTTAAGAAACGAAATATAATCCTTGCCTACAAGTTTAACCTTTTCAACAAGGATTATCATCATGTATGTATGAAATACTTTTTAATTGGACGATAAAAAGATGAAAGACTTCATACATGTTTCTTTTCTAAACTCATCAACGACATTATTACTCAGCCAGTTTTTGGTTGCATGGTTATTAGCCATGCCTATAAGTAATCATAAAGTTCATACATGGTTGGAAAGGTCTTTTTTGCTAAGTTAAATAATATCGCTTATTTATCTTCTAACCTCTTATTCAAATTACACTAACAGTAGTGTGTGATATTTATTTTTAATATAAATAATGGAGGGGACACACATCCGCGTTTCCCCTCTCACTTCACTACGTTCGTGATTCACCCTTTCTTACTCTCAAGATGCTGCAACTTCGGGTTTACAAGAGACGGAAGCCCCGGTGTTCCAGTACGAGGACGAAACCAGAAAGTTCAAGAGGCACGCGAACGCACCGCAATTAGAACCAACGTCCGAACAACCGCCGAACAGGG